TGCTCACCGAAAAACTCGCCGACCGCGAACAAGAGGCTGCAGCCCGCTACAATCAATGGCACGAGGCCTACACCAATCTCCGCACGGTCGGGGCGGAGAACGCGAAGCTGCGAGAGGTGCTGCGCAACGCACGTAGGTACATCGCAGTTGATGCGAGTAATAGAGGTTATCAATGGGCAGTTGACCTCCGCGCCGAGATCGACACAGCATTTGCGATAGCAAGGGATACGCCATGAGCGAAGAATTGTTTGGCTGGTACTTTTCAGACGAAACAAATGGCCGGACGCATTGACGGCCCGACTCTCATCATCAGTGTCACAACAGGAGCGACCCTATGACTATTCACGACTTTGACCCTTGCGCAGGACAGGCGTTTCAAGGTGATATCGCCATTATTCCGATCCCAGCCGGGATCAAGATCAATACGACCGACGAAATCAAGCCGGTCGATGGCCGGTTGATCTTGCAGGAAGGCGAGGTTTCGGGCCATCATCATGCAATCGCGCTGATGGAGCGGCCGCCTGCGGTCATGCCGCGCAAGGTCAGCCGACGCGCGGAATCGCTGATGGCCGACGCGCTCTCCAACAAGATCGCAGTGCCGGTTGCGCGCATGTACCGTGACCCGGAAGCCGTGGAGGCGATGCGTCGCGCCGGCATCCTCACCCGCACCGACCTCGCGATCGGATGCCTCAAGGTCGAGCACGGATCGATGACGGTCAGCCACGAGGAGCACGATGCGATCCGGCTGCCGCCCGGCAACTACTACGTCGGCCGCCAGGTGGAGAGCGCCGGCGCTGAAGAGCGTGTGGTCCACGACTAGTGCCATGGACGAAGAGATGCCGCGAAATCTGGCGGCACACCTAAAGGAGGGGAGAACATGCGGCGGATCGAGAAGCTGACACCCGAACAGGAAGCTGAGCTGCCGGCCTTTCGCGAGCGCTGGCGAGATGTCGGCCTCTCGACCGACCCTATCCGCCCGGAGAAGGCTCGTGAGGCCGTGCGCGCGCTCTACCGCGCCGGCGGCCGCGAGGAGCCGGTCGCCGTGATCATGCTCGCCTCGCCGATGGCGTGTCTGTTGGCGCGAAGAATCGTGCAGGCGCTGACTCGCGATCACCTTAGCGACAACAAGCGCCAAATCCTTGAGCTGAAGCTCAGGGACCAGCTCAGGGACCAGCTCTGGGACCAGCTCAGGGACCAGCTCAGGGGCCAGCTCGGGGACCAGCTCGGGGACCAGCTCAGGGACCAGCTCTGGGACCAGCTCAGGGACCAGCTCAGGGACCAGCTCGGGGACCAGCTCAGGGACCAGCTCTGGGACCAGCTCTGGGACCAGCTCAGGGACCAGCTCAGGGACCAGCTCTGGGACCAGCTCAGGGACCAGCTCAGGGACCAGCTCAGGGACCAGCTCTGGGACCAGCTCAGGGGCCAGCTCGGGGACCAGCTCGGGGACCAGCTCGATGCCCAGCTTTGGCAGGAAATCTACTTCATTGGCGGCCAGGACGCTTTTTGGCTCGCGTTCTACGAATTCGGCGAGCGGATCGGGGTCATGTACGATAAGCACACGAAGCGGCACTTCGAGGCCTATCGCACCTATGCATCCACCTGCGGCTGGATGTGGGCCTACTACAAGATCGCCTTCGTGTGCGATCGCCCATCCGAGCTGCATTTCGACGCGCAGCGCCGACTCCATTGTGCGATCGGCATGGCCGCGCGCTTCCGTGATGGATGGGGCGTGCATGCATGGCACGGTCTGCGCATCCCGGAGCGACTGATCAGCAAGACATTCTCGCACGAGAACGTCGAGGCCGAGACCAATGTCGAGTTTCGCCGCGTCATGCTGGAAATGGAGTACGGCGGCCGTACCGGCTTCGAACTCTATCTGGAGGCCCGCAACGCGAAGGTGATTGCGGTTGACGAGATGCACGGCCAGCCGCGCCGCCTACTGGAGGTGGATATCCGTGGCGATCGGCACCGCATTATCGAGGTAGTCAACGGCTCATTAGAGCCGGACGGGTCGCGCCGTAAATTCCACCTCGGTGCTATGCCTGGCGACACGCCACACGATGTCGTGGCCGCGAGCTACGGCATCGCGCCGACTGCCTACAGAGAGGCTATTCGCTCATGACCGACCCGACCATCAGCCCGCACGATCCTTCGAACGAAGACATTGCGGCACAGCTATTCGTCATGTCGAATCCGAATCACGCCGTTGACATTGGAGAATATTGGGAAATCTGTGAGCGCGCCGCCATTCGCATACGAGAATTAGAAGCTGCCAATGCGTTGCTCACCGAAAAACTCGCCGACCGCGAACAAGAGGCTGCAGCCCGCTACAATCAATGGCACGAGGCCTACACCAATCTCCGCACGGTCGGGGCGGAGAACGCGAAGCTGCGAGAGGTGCTGCGAGCCGCTTGCGGCTACATGAAAAACGCTGCGATTGATCTGTCCACTGGCGCGCCTAAGCGGACGGCTCTCGGCACAATCAACGGCGGCATTGAGTTGGTTGAGACTGCCCTCAACAACACAGACACAGCGCTTTCGACAGCAAAAGGAGGCGAGAATGAGACGCACACTTGAGCGCGCGATGTACCGTCTGTGCTGGCGCGGCAACTGGCTGTCCGACTTGATCGCTCCACTATGGTTCCGCTGGTACTGCCCGTATCCGCTGCACGACGATTGGACGGCGCGACATTGCCTCGGATGCGGAGATTGCGGGTGCGGGAATTCGCGTCGCGAAGCGCATGAATGCGAGGTCAAGTGATGGGAAGTGTCCACGACGACACTCTTTGGTATGCCCAAGAACTGGCGCGCGATAAAATTATTGACCGCGTGGCCGACGCCATCGCCAAAACGATGTTCGCGTCGCATGAACTTCCGTTGCCGCCAGACCTTGCGGAGAAATACAGAAACACGGCCAGAGCGGCTATTGCTGCCTATAAAAATGCGCTTTCCGATCGTCAACGTGAGGGCGAGTAATGCGCGTGTTAGTCTGCGGTGGCCGCAATTATCACGAGGGCGTGTCGCTATTTACGGCACTCGACGCCATCAGGATTGACCACGATACTCTAATTATTATCCAGGGCGGAGCATCTGGCGCAGATCAGCTTGCACGCGAATGGTGCGTCGCGCGGTGTGTTCCGTATATCAATTATCCGGCTGACTGGCGCACACACGGGAAAAAGGCGGGGCCGATTAGGAATCAGCAAATGCTCGATGACGGGAAGCCCGATCTAGTTATGGCTTTTCCTGGTGGTCGCGGCACGGCCGACATGGTTAGACGCGCCACAGATGCCAACATTAAAGTCATTATGCTTATCCGGCTGACACATACAGATACTCCTGATAGGGTTTCTTCATGAGCAGCTACAGCAAAATTCAAGATGAGGAAGCGGCGTATAAAGCCGCATGGGCGGGCGATTATGACGGAACCGATTGTCCGAACTGTCATCGCCAGCGGATGATGCTGTGTACGAACGGGAAGCGCCGTTGCGAAAAGTGCAACTGGGACCCGGACGCCAAGGATTATTCCGAATACGACCCCGCGAGCTAGGAGGGCTAGATGACCGACTGGAAGGCAGAGCATGATGCGGAACTGATGCTGCGACGTGAGTGGTCCGCGCGCGCACAAAAGGCCGAAGGCCAGCTTGCGACGTTGCATGCGGCGCTGCCGGACGGCGCTGCCGTGGGACACATGACCGACCGGCTGATAGAAGCCGCTGTCTATTACGAGGGCGCGGACACCTTTTACGCACCTGCCGCGCGCAGGGAGTTGAGCGAGGCGCGGGAAGCAATTGAGAAGGTTCTTCGGGCCGTTCAAGGCAAGGAGTCCGCAAGTGATCAAAATTGATAACCCGCGATGCGACTGGATTGGAATGCCGTTCAAAAATAAGGCACACGGCTTCTTTTGGATTTGTCGTGCGTGTGGGTGGAAGGCAAAGGGAGTTTCCGCCCCGGCCTGCCCGTGCACGCCCATCACGATCCCGGCCAGAGAGAATCTCTGATGACATTCCGCGTAAGGCGAATGACGGCCGGTTATTATGAGATGTGCGCAGGCGGGGTAGACCCCGCGCGCGGATACATCGTCACCATCACGCGCCGGGACGACTTGAGGGGCTGGATCGCAGCGGCGCGCTGGGACCGATTTCTGTATGAAGGGACTTGGAAGCATCCGACGATGGCGAGTCATCATGACTGATCAACCCTTAGAGGCCGTATGTTCAAACCGGATAAGCATGAAAGTCATTCAATGGCCGGACGCACTCACATTTCTCTCCACACAACGCAGCGAGTCAGACAATGGCTGATATCGTAGAGCGCTTGCGGATATGGCCCGCAGCGGACGGAAAGGACGGCCTGAGTTCTGACTATGTGGTTTCGCTCATGGGCGAAGCTGCGGACGAGATCGAGCGGCTGACAGGAGAGCTTGATCGATTGACTGGGCTACTACGTGACGGCGCAATCTGCCCGTTCCGTGACCAGACATTCAACATCGATCCAGAGACGCCATGTCCTAAGTGCGGCATGACTGGCGATGTAGAGGCAGAGGACAAATGCGTAGAAACCGCATGGATGAACCGCGCAGCATTGTTCGGTAGCAAGGGCGACTAGGAGGCGGCTTTGCGCTCTCTGCGCTTCAACTCTCGATCGACGGCCGCCCGGACAAAATCAGTCCGGTCCTCGCCCTCGTCCAGAACGGCCTCGATCCGCTCGAATGTCCCCTCCGGGAACCGGGCCTGCATGTCCTCTGCCCAAAGTTTTTTGCGTCCCATGTCTTTTTTCTCATATGAGGTATTGACGACGGATAAATCATATGAGATATTGTCTTCACAGTCAAGGGAGACGGACATGAACGACGCAGCTTGGTACGAGACAATCATAGCCGCCAAGGCGCGGTCTCGCCTCAATAACCAGGGTTACGCATTCGCCGTTCAATGGCCGGATGGCCACTGCACGGTTGAAGATCGCAAGCCGTCGCTGCGGTCGCAAGGCATGCGCGTGCTGGACTGCGACTGCACGGGTGCGGAGCACTTGGCATGACTCCCATAGACAACGAGAGGATTAAGCGATGCTGACAAAGGACGAACGCCGACAGGCCATCAAGTTTCAGGACGCCATCGGCGAAATCGTCGATCAGGCTCTTCGCGACGGGATGCGCTCCGATCTTATCAGCGAAGTTCTCCGCGACGAAGCCAACTCAAGTCTTGAAGTAAGACGCCATGATCTGGAGGTCCAATCATGAACTGCCCGAAATGCGACGCCGATATCAGCGAGACCTACGAGCCTGACGATTGGTCCTGCGGCATCGTCGGCGGCTGGTTCTGCGATGCCTGCGACCTCGCCATCGGCGAAGGCGAGGTTGATCGAGGCCATGACGACGACGTGGCGATCGGCCCAGCGCCGCGCGATCCAGGCAAGCCGCTCGGCACACCGATTTCCCAGCTTTCCGGCCGTCCCGGCGAACCCGGCTATGCGGAGTTCGTCCGGATCGCCAAGTCGTGGGGGTACGACTGACATGCTCCCCGGCTACGACGACTGGAAAACCCACAACCCCGACGATGACCGTTGCGAGTTTTGCGGCGTCCATCCCCGCGAGTGTCGCGCCGGCTGGCAACCCGACCGCTGCACCGGAGAATGCGGGCGCGCGTGGCGCGATCCTGACTACGAATACGACAAGATGCGTGATGATCTCACTCTACAGTAACAAAGGCCAGCCATGAACGACCGAACAGCAGCAATCGACGGTCGCCGTCGACTCCGCGATTGGGCGAAGGGCAAGCCTGAGCACATTCGCAAGCTGGCGCTGATGGTTCGGCAGCAGCTTTGCGTCCTGAGCCGTAACCCTCAGAGCGCGGCCCTGCGCGCCATCATCGGCGAGAGCCTGCAACGGTTGAGCGAAGCACGTTAACGGCGGCATGGAACAGCAAGGAGAGGAAGATGGAAACGATCCTAATTAAAGGGGAGCGTCATATCGTGAACCAATGCGGGAGTTGCGCCGTGTGGCACACAATTCCCGAGGTCGTCTACAATAATTGTCGGCGCGAGGGTGGATTTTGGCACTGTCCAAACGGACACGAGAGAGGATATCGCAAGGGGGAGGAGGAGCGTGAACGGGACCTCATTCGTCAAGAGCGTGATCGTCTAAAACAAGACGCGGCTCGCCTAGCCGATGAAATAGCGGCAGAGAAAAAACGTGCCGATGAAGCGGAAAAGCGCGTTATTCAGATACGGCGGCGCGCGGCGGCTGGAGTATGTCCGTGCTGCAATCGCACCTTCGTAAACGTCCAGCGCCACATGAAATCGAAACACCCAAATGTGGTCCCGCTTGGGCAAAAGACCGCGTAACGCGCTCTGCGTCAGACAATGCGATAGGAGGACAGGATGGTAGGTTACGTTAGAGAGCTATGGAGAGACGCAGAAGAAAGTGCTGCGATCACGAAAGCTGATTGGGCGTTTCGGGCCGAAATGTTGGACGATATGGCTCAATACCTCGAACGTAAGGCTGATGGACTTAGAGACGAAGCCGCCCGCTACCGTGGCCTTGCGGAACAAGCTCGCACCTTGGTGCGGCTTGAGGAGCGCAAACTATTGTCCATGCCTCACACATAAGCGCAGAGGGAGATGAATTGCATGTCAGCCAGGATCACGATTGATCGCATACTTCGCGACGACAATGATGCAAGCGGCCAGTCAATCCGTTCTTGGACTCTTCAATGCGAACCAGGGTACGTGATGATTCGGCCACAACATGAGGGCAACTCCCTACTTCTTCGAGTCAGTGATGTTGAAGTTTTCGCGGAAGACCTAAAGCGTGCGCAGGAAGCCGCCAAGTTGTTGTCCGCAGAGCATTCGTAAGCGCAGAGCGAGATAGGAACCACCGATGGCCATCAGCGACCAGACCTCAGACGAACCCGCTTCGGTGCGCGTGACCTGCGCTGGCTGCGACGGCACTGGCATGAGGGGATTTGAGTGCGGGCCCCCAGGCGCGACCTGGACGGACTATGAGCGCTGCCCCCGCTGCAACGGGCGCGGCTTCAACTACCGGCGCATATAAGGCGAAAGTGTGATGCTGAACGATAAAGCTACGAACGAAGCCATTGCTGCCAAACTCAAAGACTTGGAATTACGCGCGGCCCAGCAGCCAATAAGCTACATTCATCTGTACCGCGAAGCCTTCGACCTTGCAGAGAAACAGTTTAAGCGAGCGATGGCAGCAGAGGCCGAGCTATTCCGATTGACGCATTGATCATGCAACAGGGAGATGGACGATGGTGACAGGAGAACAGGTGAAGGCCGCAGTTCTAAAGGCTGGCATCAAGCAAGTCGATCATCACGACTGTGCCGGGTGCGGGTACATGACCCGCTATGTCATCGAGGGCGATCAACTCTATTTCGATCCGGGTTGTCATTGCAGCCGGTACGGATATACAATGGCAGAACCACGTTCGTGGGACAGCGCCGCCGATTGGATCAATATGCAGAGTCGCCCCGATGTGGCGGCAAAGATCGCGGCTATGTTCGGCCTCGACCTAGCGTCCACGTAACATTCTGGGGCCGGAAATGAGGCGCGGTATTCAAGAGTTCGAACTAGAGGACGGGACCACGCTTGAATGGCCCCGTTGCGAGATTAATGGATGCCAGAACGGCATCTGCTTCGGCATGAGCTTGAGCCTCTGCTATCCGCACGGGATTGAGTTTGGAGCTTTCACTAAAGAGCAGTTCGAGGAAGACCGCCGGAAGCACGCTAATGGGGAACAAAGGTGATGACCGACAGCGTTCTCGACATCCCCGACAATGCGCTTATCTATCGCGCCTTATGCGAGTGCCGGCGTGGACGGAAACGGAAGCGCGTCCCGTTATGGTCTGTTGTGTCCAGGATATTCGCTCTTGGATCGACATTCTCAGCCGATCTGTGCAGACGGTTTGGATTTGATCCGGATGAACAAGTCCGAGAGTATTGATCCCGTTTTTGCGTCGAAAGCGCATTGAACAGGAGGAAATGTTATGCAGGTATTTTGCGTCATGTGCATTGATGACGACGATCAAGGTTGTTGCGTCCACATATTCTCAACGCAAGAAAAAGCAGATGCATTTGCAAAATCCGACCAACGCCCACATGTTCTATACGACTACATAGTTGACCATCCCGAGCGGATGGAACAGTTGGCGCAGTAACACTCTGAGGCAGGAAATGAGATGAACGAACCTCGAACAATCATATGGTGGTCAACAGGAGGATGCAAATGTCAGATAGTTTAACGGTCAAACAGGCCATAGACATCGGCATGTCTATTCGAGGCGCGGACGATGGAAATTTAATTGTCGGTAGCTTCGCTGCCGACATCGCTGGAGAATCTTATCCGCTCTCGAAAAATATGGCAGAAATCATATTTCGAGACTTCACCGACGAACAGCTTGGCCGCAAGTTCGTTGCGTGGGCAGACGAGCGGCCGTGAGGAGCGCGCGAATGAACATTAGGCACGAATTGCTGGAGTTAGCGCGAGATTGCGACGAATGCGCATTAGAGGCGAGGAAAATCAATAACGAAAGCAGACCGAGCGGAGAGGAGCGCGCATGGACGGCAATGGCACGGCGCATTAGACACATCGCCAAACGCGCTAATGGGGAACGGACGACGGACTCGCCGACACAAGAGAAACATCTAAAACTTGCGCTAAAACATGGCCTAATCGTTTAGTTAACTATTTCCAACTACCCCACAGCGCATAGAACCGTGGCGCATCGGCGCACAAATTACGAAGATGTTCTTTGGTTAGCGTGTAGACCTTAGCCGTGTGATCCCCCTGCCCTACAACAAGCTCTGCTACCTCAAACATTGGATTTCCGCGCAAATAACAGAGACGCGGTTCTTCTGGTTCAGCCAAAGGGTTGCTCCGTAGGTTCACACTCACTAGGCGGATCAATCGTCATTAGTCCGGCTATCTCTGCACCTAGGACCTCCGGAGTGCAATTCTTAAATGCCGAGGCAAGACTAATCCACAAGAGCCGAGCTTGATCGTGGCCTATCTCAAGAGCGTCCATTTCTTGCCCTAGCCCCTTTGGGCGGAGGACGTACCCGCTTGCGCTTGTTTCGACCCCGAGGGCTATTACCTTTCTTGGTACGCTCATTTTTAGCCTCTGGAAATATCATAAATCCAATGGGGTTTTTGGGCTTGGTTGATTTCTTATTGCTAACATCATGAGCTGAACCGACGCCAAGGCAATAGGCCCAATCAGAATCGTATAATTCTTCATCCATGCCCTACCTCACAGAAACGGTGTGCCTAAAAACCTCGCCACGTTCGCGATGATGCGTAATTGCCGACATAGAGCGGCCGGACGTGTAACCCATGCCGGCATGCCATGCGTCCTTCGCTGCTAAGCTTTGGAATGTTTCCCATATTACACCGTTCTTTTCCCCGCCGCCCTTGCTGGCGTGATGGACGTGGCCGAGGTATGCATATCGGAATTGCGTCTCGCCCCAATCCTGTGGCCATTGAGAGGCCATGAATCCAGGCATATCGATGGGCTTTAGCAGATCGCCGTGGGTGGCCCCGATAAGTACTCGGCCGAAGCGGAACTTGAAAAACCGGGACGGATCACAGTCAATCGTCACGCGCTCATTCGCCGCGTAAAAAGCTTTAAGAGCATATCCGAGCGCAAGGGCTGTATGAGGGTCATGATTACCCTGAAGGCACCTTACAAGGACGTTCTGATGTTTCTGCAATGTTAAGTCAATGCAGTGCATCATAAGTTCTATGCCGATCTGTAGTACCTTGGCATAGCGGGTATCTACGTCGAGAGCATTCCCGCTACGTGCAGTCTGATTTCGTGTGTCGTCGGCGTGGAAAAAATCGCCTAAATTCAAAATCACAGCGCAATCTGATTTTGGGGCAGTAGAAATCAGGTCGCGGACTGATGATTTTAGCAGCGCTTCTCCGGTCGCCAGATCGTAATCCGCGCCAGCTTCTTGCGCCCAGGCGTAAAGCCCTAGGTGATGGTCGGCGATGTTATAGAATGTGACCAGATCGGCGTCTGTGACCGTTGGAGGGCCAGGAAGTTCGGCATACCCCCGATATTCCTCGAATGCTGCTTTGATAGCCTCTATTACATCCTCGGTCCCGCGCTCGGTAACAGTCTTGACCCATTGTAGGGTCACATCGCCATTCGCGTCATAGAGCGTAGACGTGCCGTGGATGCGTTGTCCTGGCGGGAGCGGCTTGGGGACCGATCCATCTAAACCGCGCTGTGCGGCCCGCTCTAGCCTGTGCTGAAGGGTCGGGCGGGGGATGCCCATGGCACGGGCTGCGGACGCGGTATTGTTGCCATGCTCTCGGTATGCGGCGAGGGCTTCAAGTAGCACTTCGTCCGATGTCGGGGGTGTCGGCAGATCAATCCCCTATGCAGCCCGTTCCAGAAACACCCATTCACACGGGAGATAGAACCCGCGTTCTTCGTCGTTACAAAACTGCTGAATTTCTTTGAGAGGGGCGGGAGTGAAGTAGGTAAGGAAAGCTGTGAGATAGGCGATAGCTAACAGGAGCCGTATCGCCAGTGCTGTCATGGTCGCTGTGGGGTCTGCCGAATAAGATGCTCAATCCGACCGATGCTTTCGGCAATATTTTCGATCCGGACCTCTACGCGCGTTAACCGATCAGAATGGGGAGCCGATGCGATTACACGTTGCTCCAAAAATTCAACACGAGCATACAGCGCCGACGCGAACCAAACCGCGCCGACCGTCTGAAGAACAATCGTAACGATAAGAGCTATCGGTACGCGCTTATCTAAATGCCAAGACATGGACGCTGGATCATGGTCGGTCATCATTTCCCCCTCGCGACGGCAACCAAGAACAAGAACGCAATCATCCAACCTGCCCATGTCTGCGCAGGTTCTGGTAGTGCAAGAACATCATAGTCCCATTTGAAATATCGCTGCCCGACCGAATCGACGATCAGCGCCACCCACCAAAAGGCCAGCGGATATACGAAGACGTAGTGCATGAACCGCCCGCCACGGCTGTCCTGCATCTTGCCGAGAAGGATCAGCGCGGCTTGAATGCGCACTTCATCAATCTTGCCGTCCACCTTGTACTTTTCGAGATCGGTATCGAGCTTTTTGGAAAAGTACGCGGTTGCGCTGTCAATCAGTTTTCCGATGATTGGAATGTATTGGGCGATGCCGAGAAGCCATGAAATCATAGCCCGTAGTTCCTGATTTTCAGGATGCGATCAACAATGATAAAGGCGATGAGCGCGCCGACAATCAAAACGGCCAACACCTTCCAATCAGCATCCGCGAGCGCCGTTAGAATGGTCCCGGCGAACGAAGCAATGGCCGCCCATATCGTCTTGGACTTTGCCGGCGTCTTTTCCTTCGGCACTACAACTTCGTCAACGCGATCAGTTTGGACCATTTGCAGCGCGGCCTTGCGGACCTCGGAAACGCGCCGCGTCCAACCCTTGCCGAACGTAGGCCAGGTCCCCAAGCGCTTCAGGAACGCCATGCGCTCGTTACAGATCGCATTGATTTTCTGCGATGGACTGCCGCCCCTCTCATTAATGGCGCGCAGGACACGCAAGGCCCGCCCCGTTCCGGAGTTCACGCCATAATCAAAAATGGCATAGTCCACACCGCCCGGTAATTGATCGCAGCCGAGCGCATTCCAGTATGATTTCCGGTAGATCGCCTTGGCATGTTCAATGTTCATACGTCGAACATCATCGGCCGTGGCGTTCGGATTGATATGCTGGCGATAAACGGCAAGCGTGATGCCGTAGTTTGTCGCGCCACCAGGGTCGGCCGGATGGTTTACATAGCCCCCCTCATGCTTCAAAACGAGCCGCAGCGCTTGCTCGAAATTGGCGGCGGCCATTAGAACACCAAGGCGACTGCGGCCAGCACGACAATGGTGATCAAGGCAGCGCGCGGGTGCTGCTCGATCTTGACCTCCATAAATTCAATAACGGCTTTAATCTTTTCCATTTGACACTCCTAGCTGCTAGGTTGTGGCACGAATAAACAGCGCGTGAATGCTTTGTCAAAAACAGTCCACTTCCCGTCAATCGAGTCGCAAGCACAACGCCAGTACTGCCCGTCTGGGCTCCAGCCTGTACGCTTCAACACCTGCCCGCTTGCGACGATCTGGTAATAATCGTTACCGAGGTCGCGAATGTCGGCTGCTTGAATATCGTAACAGCAATCATTGGTCACACAGCAACTTGCCGAAATCCATGTGCGGAGCCATGCGTTCTCAGGATGAGCAATAGCGTTCCGTGCCGTATGGATAGCCGCATAGGACAGGGCCACCGCTAGGGCGGTCCAGAGAATGAAGCGCATGGATTTTCCTGATTAAGGGGTTCGGAAAGACATTCCGATCTACATCTTTGCGCGGTCCTACCCATCTAAGCTGCTGCGCAAGTAACCGTGCGCTGGATGTAGTACGTCGGGGCTTCCGTGACCACGTTTCCATCGTGCCCGTGAAGCCATAGACCTATAATGAATTTTGGCACACAACTCTGATGCCAAGTGAATTCCATCTGATAAATCCATAGTCTGTTTTCGGCTATGAATGACCATGTAGGAACTGACAACCGATATGGTTCGTACAATCGAGCCGCAGTGTCGTAATCCGCCGCGTATTCTCCGGTTAAGTGCTCAAAAATATAGTTGATCGGCGCTTCGCTAGTGAAGTTTAGTGCGCTGGCAAAAAATCCAGGTTGCCACGCGTACAACTGATAACCGGGAGGGATTGGTTGCCCGGACGATTTAGTGTCTTCATGAAGAAATTCTTCAACGCGCCTGACACCAACGCCGGATGTCAGATGGTGCTCATACTGGTTCGCACCAGAAATCACATTGTTTGCGGCCTGTAGTGTCTCCAGAACGTCGGTGCTTCCTGTGATTATGAATTGACGCAATAGATGCTGCCATTGATCGAACAAGCCTACAGTGCCGTTAACTCCCTTTGTCCCATTATGTCGATATGCGACTGTGGCCTGGGAGAAATCAGCAATCTGATTGGGAAATGCTGACGTTAAATCAGAATAGTACCGAGCAGACGGGCTCGGATTTTGCTGATAGTGCTCCCACGCGGCAACCCGTTGATGAAAACCCGACGCCGCTCCCGGCGATATTGCTGCCTCTACTATATCTCGATAGGCGGTGTTGCCGGTAAGCCGCCACAAAACCCCCGCCGCTGCGGGGCGATGCGTCGTCGCAAGGGAGCGGAGAAGACGCAAATTTGTGTAGAATGTCGCTGTACTCCATGCAGCCTTCGTCTTTACCCCAAGCTCGCTTTCATAATAATAATTCGGATCAAAATCGACGTTCGTCGCAATCGACGAGTACGTTCTCGCGGCTCCGCTAGTTCCTCCGGTGATAGTCTCACCAACAGTAAAAGCCCCGCTCGCGTCTGCAATTTCAATTGATGTGGTACCGGATGCCCACACAGTTGCGACTGTTCCTGACGTTCCGCCGGTAATTGTCTCTCCATTGCTATAGGTTCCAGAACCACCAGTCAGCGTAACGACATGCCCCGTCAATATCGTCCGCGTATCTTCTGCCCAATCCCATGCAGAAACGGCGCTGGTCTCCCAAAGAGTCGCGAGAGATGTCAGACCTTCAGCAGCGAAGATAATGGCCAACTTAGCCGCCAGCGCTGCGTAAGCGTAGTTTGTAGGATGATCCGGGGCATGAATAGACGCGTTATCGCAGCACACCCAACTAACGGCTGTGCCCGTTGTTTGCGGCAGCGCACTACTGCCAGAACCGACTGCGCCCGTGATCTTCTGAAGTTGGCGATAGCCTTCCATCGCCCAAAGAACTTCATGGACGGCATCGCCTAACGAGTCGGTCCCCGCGTATAACGCACCGATTGTAACGCTGCTTTTTGGAGTGCCGAAATCAACAGCACGGACATTCGCTGGTAAGAAATCCCACCCCAAATCGAGCATGTCGTAATACGCGTACATATTAGCGACAAGATGTGCGTCCCAGTCGCCCGCGTTGTGATGAAGAAACCCCCACCCTTCAGGAACACGTTCGCTCGAAACCCAGGTTCCAGGCGCAGAGAAAACAAGACCGGAGGCCAACCCTCCTCCGTTGCCAGACTCGGAAGCCAACACTGATGGCATATAATTATAGTAGATTTCTAAAGCAGTCCCATTCGCGACACCATCCTTAAAGCAGACAGGTCGCGTGTAGCTAAACTCACCGTTCAAGGCCATGCCGGAACGATTGTTAAAAATGCCCCCGCACGTGATCGCGTTTACATCATGATAAACAGCGTCGTCATATCGAAACTGATCTGAAACTCCTAGGCCGGGTATGTAGTACCGATAAAGGCCAGACACCAAATTTGTAGCCGCACTGATATCGAGATAATAGACATAAGTCCCTGCGCGATTTGCGCGATGTGTCTTATAGATCGCTGCCGTTAAATACGACGTGCTATACGCTGTGTACGCACTTGTGTCGTAGTCAATGGTGAATGTCTTGGATACAGTATTGACGCTTAGAACGCGAACGAACGCCCCCTCTAGTTGCGTCATCCCCGCTACGCTGCGGAGCATCAATGTATCTCCGACTGCTGGGATGAAAGCAGCGCCGTCGTATGTGACGACACCTGGATCGGCGCGACTGATACTGACTAACGTCAAGGGCGCGGTTGAAGTCGAAGCATAGCGGTTTAACTCTCCGCTAATTGTACCCCCGGATGTAAATGTTCCCCACCCTGTTCCGTCTGTTTTTTGCAGCGTAATGCTGGTCGCAGTGGTGGCGCTAATCCGGTATGCAAATCCATTGATTTCAGTCATGCCGCCTACACCGCTGATGTAGACGTTATTCCCGGCGCTAAACGGATGGGACGCGACTGTCAAGACGACAGGATTTGTGTTGGAGGCCCCAGTTATTGTCGCAGTAAAAGCTGCATGGCTCGCTTCAACTGTCGTTGGCGAGACCCGTTGCGTCAAACTACCTGTGTAGACAATCTTTCCCCCATTATCTATGAGGTGAAACTCAGGATATGTCGCTACGGGGAACTCGATTTGCCCCTCATTCGGGGCACCAGGAACCCATACAGATAAATATGCGTCTTTACATACATCGGATGGTCGATACCCGACCTGATTGCCGTGGATGGAACTGCATCGCGTCACTTTGTCATTGAACGTAAATTGATAATCGGCCAGACCGGTACCAGCCGGGAATTCTATCGTGTACGTGCCAGCAGCAAGATTGGCATCTAACTTCAGATACAAGTAATGCCGCATAGAGACGATGCGGTTTGTGTACGTTCCGAGGGCTCCGACACGTTCTCCGCTTCCGCCATCATATGGTTCTGTCTTACGGTAAACTGCCGTGACCGTTCGGACCCCGAATCCATACCCTGTATGATCGTCTGCCGCATCTCTATCCAAGTACGCCGCTGGCGGGGTATCGTCGAATTTCAGATAGTCTTTATTTCGGCCCTTAATGTAAGCGCGCTCCGTCTGTCCCGTGTTGGGATTCGTGCGGCTGAAGCGAACGCCGTAGGCTCCCGTCTCGACGGTTCCTGGGCCGATTAACGGACCTTTCACTATCGACCCGTCAAGGACAGTAACGCGAACAATGTTCGCTGCTGCCATAGTGACTTCGGAAACAGCAACCATTATGGGTTCGCGGCGATCTTAAATGCTAAGAGTGGAACAATCGCTGAGGTGACGTTCGTAAATGACGCCAAAGTCACATCAGGCCACGTTCCGAAGGTTTGCGCAGTCGATAGCCCAGTGATCGTTGCTGACGATGACGTGAACAAATTTGCCGTCGAGGTACTGCCGACAAACTGCCCGAACCATGGATTTGTCGCAGGAGCTGCGTGAAATGTAGGTGTCGAACTTGAACAATTCGTGGCGAGCCACGCTGCGATACCAGAATTGCCCTCCAGCGTGACAGAAGCAGATAGTGCTCCTGAGACGAAAGTCGCACCAGAGGCGACGGACACATTCGGCGTCGAACTAAGAGCATTTCCGGTCGGCCGATTAGTCGCTGGATTGTTCGCATAGACCGCAAACTGCGCGTTCTGTGAGGCTGCGCCGGTGCCCACGCGAGTTCCGAGATCGCTGATCGTGATACGACCTTCGACATCACAAAGAGCAAACCAATATATTGTATCAAGAGTTACAGCGCCGCCTGCTCCGACGATATACGATCCCTTCGGGAAATACCAATTACCTACGATATAGTCAGAACCGTAGACACGCTGCCAATCGGCAGACGTTGAAGTAGCATCGCGGCACACCCACAATTCTCCCGTATCGCTACGGAACCAATACGAGCCGATTGTGTAGCCGTCTCCGCTGTCATCATTTGCAGTCGGATTGGACGTTGCCGTGAGATTATCGACCCTGCGATAATCAGTCGTGCTGCTTGCGCGGGCGACAGGCGTTGAGATTAAGCCCGTGCCGGAAAGAGCAGTTCTGTCAGAGATTTTCTGGTCAGCCATTATGCAGACTCCAATTGGATTCTATCGGTCGAACCTTCCAACTGAATGACATCCGTAGAGCCCTCAAGTTGGATATAGAAATTATCTGCGATGTCGGCGACCGTGACCGTGATCGTCTTGTCCGCCGTATTGCCAGCGAGATCGGTTGCACGGACGACGACGACATAGGCGTTATCTGTGTTCGTATCAGAAGGAGCCTCGTAGTCTCGCGTTCCATTTGCAGACCATCGCAGCGTCGTCCCGCTGATTTCGAACTCGTCGTGGTCGAGCGATGCAGCGTCCTGGACGGCCGTCCGGATAGCCCACGTGTCGATGGTACGACTTGAAGCGAGCGAAACTGCTAGTGCAGCATTCTCGTTGACGCTCTGAGCGGCATTCGTCGTGATCGTTGGCGCGGAGGCGTAGCGCGTCCATGTGTACGTCGCAGACCATGGACCGATGTGCGCCCCACGTTCCAGCCGCGCCGTGACGGCAATGCTTCCCTCTGCGGTCTCCGTGAACACGACCTCTATTGGGTCAATGTCGTCGATCATGTTCTGAGTGATCGTGACGGTGCCGACAGAGGTCCCGTTATGCGCGAGCCTCAAAACATCATCGACCGCGATATTCTTATTCGTGTCAGGATTGCCGCTCGGCAGGTTGAACGTGTACTGCGGATTAGCCGTGCTGCTGATGGCGTCACTGTTCGACGAGCCTGTATCAGTCGCAGCAGTCAGCCGGACGATGACCGGAGCCGCAGGAGCCAGAGGATCAACCCCTGAGCCTCCACTTGTGCCCATACGGCCTTCGCCGGACAAGCTTCCGCCGCTGAGACGACGCCAGCCCGATAATGGTCGTCCTGATAGTCCTCGTCCGCGCATGGAATGTCCTGATTAGGCTGCTGTGGTGATGGCGGTCCATCCGGTCGTGCCATTCGTATTGACGTAGGCGCGAGTGGACGTAGACGAGCCGTCAGTGCGGATATAAAGGGAGCCCTGCGCGGCCGATAATGTCGGTGCGCCAGAACCGAAAAAGACACCTAAGTCAGCCGTAGATGATAATTTGATTCCGGAACCTGTAGTGCCGCCGGCAGGAACAGCCGTGCCAGAATAGGCGTGCAACGTACCCGTTACCGTCGCCGACGTTCCTGTGGCCGCTCCGATGTTTGGCGTTGTCAGCGTCTTGTTTTCGAGCGTTTCCGATCCGCTCAGAGTCGCCAGCGTGCCGGTTGTCGGCAGCGTTACATCCGTTGCCCCGGTCGTTGTCAGCGTGAGGCTGTTAGCGCCGGACGTGATGAAATCAGCCGCAACAGTGATGTTGCCGGACATTGAAAGCGTCCGGTCGGCGTCACCAGTCGTCAGCGTAAAAACACGATCAGCCGTGATATTGGAGCCCGGCTTGATGTTCAGCAGATGAGAGGCGTTGGTGTCCTCAATAGACAGGCCGGAGTTGAGAAACTTCGCAACGCCGCTCTTGATCTTGATGACGTTATTCCCGGCCGAATCTGCGAAAGCAAGGTCCGCGACCGTGGCAGAATAACCCTTAAAGTACCCGCCCCAATTTGCGTCGGCCGTTACTGTGCCAGCAACAAACCCGCCAGCACTGGAACCCCACCTTAGATTTGATATCGGTGTTCCACCAGTAGAGTTATTTGAAAAGAAATTTAGTGTTCCGGCATCAGTTATCGGCGTAGTGATAGTCCGAAAAGTATTACCGCTGATGTGATTATCTGTGTCAGCAGCTGCTGAAAATCTAATTCCAGTTGCACCAGCGTGCATTGAAAAAATATTGTTATTGACCTGACATGACGTTGTAGTTCCTGATGCAATAACGCCATATCTTGCATCAGTAGTTAATCCGATAAACCTATTATTTATAATTTGTACGTCTGTGCACCCCACCAAACGAACACCATCAAATGTTGCAGCTCCGCTGCCATCACCTCCGATATAGATCAATCCATCGCCAACGGATGACTGCTGAACAGATGTGAAAGTAATTGCATAGGTCGATGATGCGCCGTTACAATTTATATGAGAGTCCTGTATATCAATACCAATTGCAGTGTCTACATTGATGCCATTAAAACAATCATATACAGAACATCCGACAAGTCTTATCCCCTCAGATTGTGAGGCTGATACTACGGTAGCTGATAATCCAAGTGAATATCTATTAACATGACAGTTAACTAATTCAAATCCAACACTATCAATAATATTAAATCCAGTTGCACTAACTCTTGAATCATCACCCAAAATTACACAATCTCTAATCCAAGCACCAAAGACATTTGTAAATTTCATTCCATCGGTGAATGACCCAGTACCGTCGTCTTTGCGCGTTATATGAATACTATCTATCCAGACCTGTCCCTGAGCGTTCGCCTGATATGCAGAATAACTAATGTTAATTGCCGGGCTTGATACAGTAGCGCGCGACTCAATAACTAAGTTGCGGATATCAACTTGATCTGGAGGAACGCCTGCGGACTGCGGGTCCATTGTAAGAGAAAACCCGCCAGTTGCTGCCGTAAAGATAATGCGCGATGTCGCGTGACTATCGCCAAAGATCGCAACATCAGCACCAGAGGACGTGAGTTGCGCATTGCATTGGTATGAACCGGCCGGGATATGCAGAGCCTTGCCGTTCGCTACTGCATAGGTAAGAGCGGCTTGAATATACGTAGCATTATTAGCTGCCGTCTCAGACGGTGACGCGCCGAAATCTGTAATGCTTACGGCTTCACGCGCCTTAGCCTGCCAAGTGCGCGTCGTCGCTCCGGTACCAGCCTGCAAAAATCCTTCAAAGGTCGGGTCGGATGCGGCTCCATTGCTTTGAAGCATATATCCGGACGTGCCAGGAACAGCAGAACGAAAACCTATTCCGGACCCACGCCCAATAGTAACTGAATAATTAGAAGCCTGCGGCATTCAAATTACCTCAACCAAGCCATTCGGCAATCAAAAGCATGTCGTCATCCCCGCCTTGATAATTGACGGAAACGCTAGAGCCAGTGTTTGAAGTGGTGCGTTCGAGTGAATTGATGTTATTCAATCCGATGGTCGGTACCATCACATGAGAAGCGTGCGCGGTATTTGTTAAATTAACGCTGACGGTTGACGCCGCGCCGTTAGTACTGGCACCCGCGCTGCCAACCTGCCCTGTGTATGCGGTTGTGGAATTGAGACCGAGCCCGATTTCCCACGTGACATTTGTGCTTGTCGCCGCATTAACAGAACCGCCAAGCACCTTTTGTCTAAATTCAATCTTTACAGATTCCTCCGGAAGCCCCGTAAAGACCGCAACCGTATTGCCTGCCGTCGCGCGAGACTGCCGGATTGTGTTGGTGGTGTAATTCCACGATGCCGTTGTATCGCCCATGAGCAAAATGATGGGCTTGCGATTGTACGCGTTCCAGATTGCCCACTTGCGCGACTGGCCGTAAGTGACGTGGCAACTCACTTGGCCGTTCGTGCCGTCCATATACATGGAACCGACATAGGTTCCTTTGTTCGCATCAACTGTGTATGTGGTGCCGCCATTGCGGACGGTCATGGAAACCGTGTTGACGTAATATCCGAGCAGCTTCGTGAGTTGCGTTGTCCCCGCACCCGTACCGCGCGCACCAGAGCCTGCCGTAACGGTTGCCCATGCCGGGCCAGTGCCGAGCCGTAGCGTTCCGCTGTCAGACCAGACGAAGATGTCATAAATGCTTGATGCTAAGTGCTGCGCCGCAAGCGTCAAAGTCAGTTCGGAAAAGGTCTGTGGAACAAAGACAGAGCCGTTAAAGATCGGAATAAGATTGCCGACGAACGGCGTGTAATAGACGGACGTGCCGGCCGATACGTCAGCAGCCAATACAGGGGTGGCGCTGGTAAGTGTCAGGCGACCTTGAGGGGAGGAAACCGGAGTTGAGCCGGACGGATTAACCGCCGTCCAGACAGCCGTCGAGGAAGTCCCGGTTGTCGTGCAGATGTACAGAATGCCGTTCGTGTAGTCCCAAATGCTCGATGCCGGGACTCCGGACGAAGCTGCCGTGCCGGCTACCGATCCGTTCGGGTTTCCATTATTCCCCGTGAACTGCGCAACAGCCGAAAAGTCGGACGCATAGACATAATCGGCCGTCCAGATCGTGTTGGCGCTGGAGTCCTTGAGGACGATCTTGTAGGCGAGATTTTGCAGATATACGTCAACGGTCGCCCGACCGGATGAATTGAGGGTAAGCGATGTACCGCCAGAAGTGGACAGAGTGCGGTCGGTATAGAATGCCAATGGCGTAGACGTGCCGGCCGCATAGAAATACAGCGTGCCGCCAGAATAGGGCGCACCTGTGCTATCCACGAATTGCGGAAATGGATTTGACAACCTGTTAGCCAAAGCGCCCTCCGGGCAATAAAAAACCCGCCTTGCGGGCGGGGTGTGGTGTGCTAAATTTACTTATCGGTCACAGGGGACGCATAAAGGACAACGAATGCCGTTTCCCCGTTGGATGTTCTTCGTTACCGCAATCTTGTCGATTGCAGCGCTTTACCTAGTGTTTCAGGCCGCTAAGTGGGCAGGCCCCCTGTTTTGTTTTGGATTTCTAGTTGGTGGATTTTACACAATGTGGTGGTTCAAAAGTCACTATGGCTGGTGGCCGGATTTTGGCATGGACGGGAAGGACAAAGAAAACTCACGCCTCCCAAGGATCAAGCCGCGCGATCAGTAGTTCAACAAAGCATTTCCGCCGATCACGCCGCCCATCTTAGCAGCATCAGAAACAGGTTGCCCGGCCCGCGCGGCTCCGCTCAAGACCTGATTAAGAGCGCGCGCGTCCTGGGCTTGCAACAGAACATCGGCCAATCGAGCATCCGAACGCGACCGCAACGTATCGCGAATGCGGCCTGGAATGGCTCCAACGAATTGGCTCCACACACTCCGAGCGTGACCACTTAGGGCGCTCATGACCAGATCAGCCGTGAGGCTTTCCGCGTCCTTGCCCTCTGCCAAGCGTCGCGCCGTGGCACTGTTGCCGAGAGATCGGCCAGTTAGTTCAGACGCGCTAACCTCGAAATCAAGGCGCTGCATGAACCGAGCGGCTGTTTCTTCGTCCGGCATGATGGCCGCGATCTTGGCGCGCACTTCCGGGGAGCGTAGATATTTTGTCATGTCCCCAAGCTTGGCGGCGTCTGTGCCCATCTTTCCGATGATGGACGATACAGCGCCTATGCGAATAGCCTCTTGTTCTCCGGTGCTCAACGATGCAACGCGCGCCGCAAATTCATCTGCCGCAACCCGTGGGCTCAAGATGTTGCGGCCTTCCTCGATTGCGTCAAGATACCGGGCGGGACCAGCCCATGCAGCACGGGCTTGGCTATAGGCAGGGACCTGAGTGTCAAGTTCATTGCGCAATGTGTTCTGTAGGGATGTTAATGTTCTTACTTTCTGATTTTGCCCAGCCCGCACAGCCGTAGAAATCTGGTCGTCAATGATTCGCTTTGTATAATCCCAAAACTGCAAATTCGGGAAAACAGGAACGCGGCCGTTCAAAAAACTAAGTTGTCCACCGCGATCCACCAATGCGCCGGGGTTCATCCCGCCATAACCTTCAGCAACAGCAACGTCTCGCCATACACGGACAGCGCCACGCATCGCAGCCTGAATTGTAGGACTGGACGATAGACGCTCAAGAACAGGGGACCATATGGCGCGGTCTCCCGCCTCATAGGCTTGCTGATAAAGTGGGGCCGCCGCCTCTACCTGCCCGGCCATGGTTTGATCAATCGCCTGCATCGCCGTCTGGCGCGTGCCAGTCAGTTCCCGCAAGTCATTGGACAAACGCCCCATCTGGCCTTGCTGGCGCTGTGTGAGCGCCGGAACGACTGTCGTGCGGCCTGCCCCCGGCGTCTGCGCTACCCGCTCTAAAAGCCCCCTGACGTTCTCCTTGCCCACGTCCGCAATGGTCGCCACGCCAGGACGTTCCGCCTGCGCTTCAGCTAGCCGGGCTGCCAAGGCTGCCGGAGTATCGGCGTCGCGGACGATGGCGCGCCCCAAATCGGCGGACACATTGGCAGTGGGGGAAAATGCACCCCTGACGGCCTGGACCGTATTGGCGACACCCTGGACGACTTTGGGGGCAACCGCACCGACAAAACCACCGATGGCAGCCCCTCCGGCCGCCCCTGCAACCCTACCACCTTCCTCCGCTTCTCCGGCCCCCTGGACGGCCCCTGTTCCCGCCCCCAGTCCGATATACTGTGCGGCTTTAGGCAAAGCAGTGAGTCCCGCACGAGCCGCTAGGGGCGCTACAGCAGGCCCCGCCGCAATCATCGACCCAATGCCGCCCGCGATCTGGCCTGGAATGCTGATATAGGGGGAAATCTGCTTATCCCGCGCCCGTTCCTGCTGGATATTCTGTTCGTATGTCCCCTGCCCGATCAGCGCATTACCACGGGCGGCAATTTCGTCTGCCCAGCCAAATGTAGCCCCCTGCGCCATGGACCGCACTGCGTCGTCAATGTAGCCGAGGACGCCCTTGGACTGTGCCGGGACCGGAGCCCAGGTTTTGCCGTCGAAGGCCAGCATTTCCTTGGTTTGCGGATTGACAGCCGTTTGGGCAGGCTTCCACGCGCCGGCATCGTCCAGAAATACAGTCTCGCCAGTCGAGGGATTGACGGCAATCGGCATTATTTCACCAATTCAAAGCCAGGAGGCGGCGGCGGGATGGCCGGGGCTGCCGGGGCAGTGGCAGCCGGCGCAGCAGTGGCAGCAGGAACGGGAGAATAGGCCGCCTTGTCGCCAGCCTGTTTGATCCCTTGAATTGCCACGCGACGGTTTTCAGCCTTTTGGGCCAGCACCTCAGCACTATCCCCAGGGCGTGGGAAATATTGTGCTGCACCTTCCGCAAATTCGCTTGCCGAGATAACCGCGCCAGACTCACGCCGCAGTACGGCATTAAGAAAGTTCCGCTCAGCCTGTACAAGTTGCTGAAACTCTTTAGGAACGTTCTTATTGGCCAAAATCTGAGGAACAACCCGCTGGTCAGTGAACGGAATGGTCGCCTCAAACAATGCGCGGTTTTTCGTGCTCAACCCAGCCTGTTCAAACTTCGCAATGAGCGGGTTAGCCTGTTCCATACGTGCGGCATAAAGAGCAGACGAGCGTTGTACGTCATTAGGCTGGTCTGCCGGGCCGCCCTTGATTTCTTTAAGTTCGGTGCGATCCGCATTCCAGCGATAACCGGTCGGAGGCTGGGCTAGTTCAGTGTTTTTGATAGCCAACTTCTCGGCATAATCAACCAAGCCGTCCAAGCCCTTCGCCACATTGACTGGGAGGTTCGGGATAAGTCGCATCGCCTGAAGCGCCGGGAGCTGTGTCACCAGTTGATCCATCTCAGGCGTCATGCCCGTGCCAACGCCGCGTCCCGTCACCATAGGAGCCGACGATGGCGCACCCGTAGCAGGCGCAGCACCGCCCTGCGCACCCATGCTGGCATAGTCGGACAGCTTGGTTCCGTTCTTATCGGCCGGATTGACCTTGCCATCCGAGGCCATAAATCGTTGTGTCCCGGCCGCGCCGCCAAGATGGATCATATTGCGAAGGCCATCCATCGTGATCGGAACGCCGCCGACTGTCTTGCCGACGTACTGGTCAAGCCCCATAGCCTGAATATCGCTGTCAGCGCGTGCAAGATCGAGTTGACGGACGGCCTTCTGCGCTTCGGGATTTTGCAGGAAGTCCCGGATTGTCTTGACCTGCGGAAAGCCCGGAATATTGAACTCGCCAGTCCATTTCTGTCCGGACCATTGACCCGTGGCTTTCTTATCCGAGACATTCTCGCCTGTGCCCGGCTTATAGACGCCAAGATCGGTGACGCGCGGAGCGCCGTACTGATAGGTCCCGGCATAGCCTAGGTCATTAACCACAGACGGATTGCCGCCCGACTCACGCTGGATCACACGCCCTTCATTGCCAGCCGGCACACCACCGCCGCCGAGCACGCCAGTCACAGCACCAAGCACACGATTCCCTGTCGCCTCTTGGCGCTCTTTCTGTTCAAGCTCGATCTGTTGCTGAATAGTCAGTCCCGCCCGCATGGCCTGCTGAAGTACAAGCGAATTAGGAGGCTGCGCGCGTAGGATGCTGGCCCGCTGCGGATCAAGACGCCCTTCCTTGGCCGCCGCGTCAATCTTGGATTGCCATAGCGCAGTCCGATCCGGGCCTTCCGGTACAGAGGCAACCTCCTGCGCATCTTTGGCGTTGCGTATCACAGCGTCGGCATACTGAGCGCGCTTTTCACCGGCCTGCGCATTGTAGGTCTGCACGATCGTTGCCATCATGTCAGGCGCGCCGGCCAGAGCGCTCGGATCATTCGGATTGGCCGCAAAGCGCTGCAATGAATTCGTGCGCAATTGCTGTTGCTGAATATTCAAGCCCTGCAAAGCATTCTGCTGTTCAAGCCCGCGCAGTTGTGCAGCCGCCATGTATGGCTTGGACGCATCATACGGCTGCACCATCAAGGCAAGAGCGTTTTCAAATGCCATAGCTTAATACGGCGAAGCGCCGACCCCCATGAACCCTGAGTTCGGTTGCATATAGTTCACGCCGTTAAACACTGGCGAATTACCGCTAAAGAAATTTCCGCCTGGATTACCAACGTAGGCCGATCCTCGATTGTTCATATTATTCATGAACTGCCAATTTTGCAGGCCGTTATTAAACGCATTCGTTGCGCCAACAATCCCGCTAGCCTGCGACTGACCTTGTGCAGCTAGGCTATTCGACATTTGACCAGAATATTGCGCCCCAACCTGAGCTGTCCCAGCCGCCGCGCCCGCGCCGACCTGCGTCATCCCAAGCAAGCGATTCGCATAATTCTGGAAATTCTGCGACGCGAGCCCGCTCGAATAACCCATAATGTCTTTAAGGTTCGACCCCGACATCAATATGCCTTTAGAGGCATTCTGGTTAGTCAGTGCGTTAATTCCCTCACGCAAAGCAAATTGATAATCAGGCGCATTCTTGAATGCATCCATGGCAGCCGCGCTGTATGGAATGCCTGACGCGCTTCCATCCGGTGAAATACCATATAATTGCGCAAGCGTGTTTCCTGCCCCTGTACCCATATTTCTAAACGGCGCAAGATCATTGCGCGTCTGATTGTACATCTGCTTCTGTTGAGCAAGTGCGGCAGCTTGGGCCTGCGACTGCTTATTGGAAGCGACTAGCGACCTCATGCCTGATGCAATGCCGCCGATCATTGAAAACATTACATTAGTACCTTGCTAAAAGTGTGTTCCATCGGCCGATAACCGCGCCTCTCATAAAATCTCGCCAGCGCTTCATCCCGCATTCCAGCAAGCGAAGCCGACATGAAAAACTGCGCACCATGCGCACGCGACATTTCCTCAGCCGCCGCTAAAAGCTCGGCACCAATTCCATTGCGATGATCTGGATTGACCCACAGGAAAATCTCCTGGGCCATCGTAATGTCGTGATTGCAATAGAGCGGGAAGGTCAGATAACCGACCATCCCGACCATTGATCCTTCTTCTTCGGCCACTACAACGCCGGCCGCGCTTTCGTCGCTCAGCAACAGTTCAAGCGTTTCAGCAAACGAGACCGAATCCCATTCGGCAATTTCAGCCCAAGGCGACGCCTTGAAAAACCGCTTGCCCATCAAAAGAAGATCGCTCAAATCCGACTTATGGGCTGTGCGGATCATTTGAGGACAAACCCGCCGTTTCCACTGTTCACCGAGTCAACGAACACGGCTAGATAAACACGGCCCGCCGTTACATCGCCTGCGCCGGCAGCCGTTGACCCTCCGTCGATATAGACCGGCAACGTATCGAGCGCGCCCGTCTTAGGAACAACCGTCATCGTTATCGTGCCGGTCGAATTGTTCGCCGCGACAAAGGCGAAAATCTCATAATCCATGTACGATTCGATCAGCGGAGACGCGTCGTTAGGCGTTAACGTGATAACGTTCGTCCCGCTGGCGCTGCATGGAATGACGCGATTGCAGGAGAGAATGTACTCGCGGAACTTCTGAAACATCAGCTGCGTCGTGACCGTTGGGTATCCGGTCTGCAAATCCACCATCGGCAGCTTAGTGTCTAGGTTAGGCAATGGCGTCGGCTGATAGTCTGCCGGGATTGTCATGTCATCCCGACCTGTACGTCAGCCATGGCCCGCACAATTGTCCGCCTCACAGGATCGCTGATCGTCACCTTAAACCGGCAATCGTAATACCCGCCAAGTCGATCCCAATAGACGCGCGTGCCATAAGCGCCGTTCGCACCCATGCCGGTCCATAGTTCCTGATCTGACCATGTATGCCCGCCATCCCTAGAAATGGACAACATGATCTGCGGATCAGAGCCCTGCCCTGAAACAGTGCCTACACCAGCTTCAAGATCAATTTGAAAGCGTGGTATCGTGAACCACTCACCATTGGCATGGATGGGCGGGGAAACCATTTCCGCCTGCATTGTGTTGCCAAATTCAGTGAACGTGCTGTGGCTCAGGTAGCCGATTTTTCCTGAGAAGGCGTCACCGATCAGAGTTTTGTTGAATGCTTCCTCTGTGCAATTCGCCCGCCAACGTCCAAGCGGAGTGTTGTTCAAGTCCCACGATGCGCGCTCATGCCAAAGACCGGAAGCAATGTCATAAATCCAAGTCGCCGCCTCAGTCGGGAACGTGTAAACAATAAATTTGTGCCCATCAAACGTATGGGCCATTGTCAGCACATCTTCGACAGTAGCGTAATTCTGCCAAATGCTTTCCTGCGAATGGGCGCTAATGCGCTGTAGAGTAATCCCCGTAATGCGGTAGGCAATTCGATCATTGCCGAGAATGAATAGCGAATTATCTTCGGTCGTAACCGCCCGTGATCCGATAATACCACGCTCGATCAAGCCGCCTTCAATGCGCTGGAACGGGAAATTAGCCGCGCCAACATTCGACCACGGCTCAATGGATTTGTGGCCTAGTACATTAAGCCGCTGCTGATAGGACTTGACCGCCAAAACATTGTCAGGCTTGGCCTCCGCACTGGCGAAGTTCAGGCCATCATATGCCGAGCCATCAAGGCTATCGGACATGAAGAATTTGCTAGTACCAGCCCAATCGAAAATGAAAAACGAATCCATAAACGTGGTTGTATTAGCGGAATGAAAGTCGCCATCCGAGATGACCCGGAACCCCGCCGACGTATCGTAAATATACCCCTGTGTTCCGTTGACGATGGCGACCTGTTCACCGTTGCTGTCCATAGAAACGGGGTCCGATCCATCCACAGACCCACCCAAGACAGTCGCATCACCATCGCTATCGACCGAATAAAGCAGCGTATCCGAAACGACATAAAGCGTTTCATCATTCGGGGCGATCATTCCACGAATAGGGCCGTTGCCAAGCTCTGCAAAGTCCGCAACGCCAGGACTGTTAAAGACTGCCACATCTGTTTTTGAATCGGGCGGCTGCTTCTCAGCGTACATATTAACGGCGCGCTGAGACGATACGTTGCTTGACTCCGTTTCGCTCGATTGAATGGCAAAGCGGACTTGCTGCAATGCCATCTTACCACCGCATATCGACGCCGAAATGTACCGATTCCGGCTCGCGATCCGCACCTGCTACTTGCGCCAAGAACTCATCCGCCTGGCCCTTTAGACCGGCATACTTATCCGCCGACATGGGATATTCCCACGCCATCGAAACCGCGAGATTGAAAATCAGCGTGTCGATCCATTCTTGCGGCAGGTCCGGATTGTCGCCCGCGCTGTCAAAGTCCATGATCGGCCGCCACCATGTGAATTTGACCAGATCAGTCACGGACGATGGCGGATTCCACAAATAGAGTTGGCCGGTCGTAAGCTGTGGATCGTAGAAAAGCTGGTTGATTGTCCCGGTTTGCGACTTATTGGGAAGGCTCTGATAGTCAAGCCGGGCCGCAATCTGGATTGGCGTATCGGTCGCGCCAGAGATGTTATACCGGCGCGCGTCCACAATGCGCAGCGGTCGGACAATCTTGGACGTATAGGCGAACACTGCCGCGCCATCGGAGGCCGCACCAGACAAACCAGTAGTGAGCGCTATCGTTGTGCTAGTCGGTGAGCCGCTGACGACATCCCACGAAATAGACCCGCTGCTGAGCACGGTTCCGATATAATCGCCGGACGAAACGCCCGTGGTGCTGTCAACTGTGATCGATGTGGCTCCGGAAGAATGCGCGCCATCCAACTCCATTTCGACATAGCTTTGCGTGGCGTGCGCCGACGTGCTGGCATTGCTGAGCGCATATTGGTACGTAGACGCCTGCGGAAACAAAGTAGCCTCTGTGACCGTCCAAACGTGAATTCCGGACGCCTGCCAGCGCTTGACCATCGCGTTCAAGGCTTGGGCAAAATCCGTCTGCGCCTGCGAGCCGATTGTTTCGCCAGCCCGAATAGCGCCAACCTTGCGCGCTGCTGCCGATATGATCTGATCGCGTGTGACGTTAAAGTCACTGCTGCCGGACGTGCTCATAGCGCGGGCGCTCCATTACCAGCGTAGACCACGAAATCACCATCCGGTTGATCGTAAAACCACATGCAAGCCGAATCATTGCCGTCCGGCACAACATGAAAGAACGGCCCGCCATCCGGACCAGACCATGCTTCCGGAGGCTCAGGACGCGGATCGGGAACGGACTGGTCATCGCGCCTTCCGCGCACAAAGTCTTGCGGGTGACGCGCTTCCCATTCGTGCTTATCGACGTACTGGCCGGTCCATTCCTGCATGGTGTCGCGTGCAAGAAGCATACGGCCAGAACGCCCGCAAATACGGTAAAATTGTCCAGGTACATAAGCCATGCTCAACCCAACGCTATCCAACCCGATAGGGCTGTCTGTGGGACAAGGATGGCCACTCCTAGATAAACAGAGTTAGATGCAATAGGGAATGTCGAAAGGCGAGCGATGGTTTCACCGGACGCGGGAGTTAGTGTAATGACGTGTCCCGGAGAGTCTGTTACTCCTGTTGACCAATCCACCACCCACAACGGCGCACCGTTGCGCGTAGATACGGCAGGAAGCGTGATGGCCGTGGCAGTAGGTGCCGCCCGGCTTACGACGATGATACCCTGAGACGCTGTGACAGTACCGCTTGCACTGGTCAGGATATCATCCGTCGTAACGACAGGATGCGAGTACGCGAACATCTCATCGAAATACCGAGTTGGATTAAATCCAACCGGGAGACTCGCGAAAGTCACACGGGCCATGCGCTATGCTTTCGGACGGAAATAAATGGTAATGTCGTAAGTCGCACCCGACACAGCGCCCGCCGTGGTCAGGATGATATCGCCCGTTCCGCCATCACTACGCGGGTCTTTCTTGCCACCGTAAGCATTCCAATCAATGCAGCCGGAGCCGGCAGGGAGCGTGGCAATCTCATCATCCGTCGTATGATCCCAAAGCAGCCGAACCGACGTAAAGCCTTGGATATTGTAGTCGATCATATCCACGGTAGTGTAGGTCGGGGCGACCATGGCACCACTGCCGGAGTCGAACGTCAGACCTGAAATATCAGCTTTAACCACTGCACTTTCGCCAGTGGAATCGCTGATATTAGTTAGGTGCAGCACCTTTCGGCGCTTGCCGCTGTAGATATATTCGGAAGTGACCGCATCGACCATGAATGCCTCCTGAAAAGAAAACGGAGGGCCGAAGCCCCCCGCTCAGAGTGAATATCAAGAGGGTTACGGAGATTCCGGAGCGCCAGCCAAGCCGGAGCCGTCCGTCGAGGCCGGAGTCGGATGACCGAGCACAACCACACGGCCAGTCTCCACATCCGCCTCCCACGGGCCGCAGCCATAGGCCAACGGATTGCGAAGGATAACCGCGCCGCCCGGAGAAGTGCTGGCGGTGCAGGAAAACACCTCGTTAAGCGCCGTGGTGCCGGACTGGATCGGATTAACGAACATGCAGTCATCAAAGTACGCAAAGCGGTCAATGCCGTCCGCGTCCACGATGACCATGCCATGCGCGCCCGAGCCGTAAGTCAGGAACATGCACTTGCGGAAGATATTGCGAGCGCAGCCGTCCGCAGAACTGCCATTATCAAACTCAAGCTCATAATTGGCAGTGGTAGAGCGGGTGACGGTATCGAGTCCGATCACACAGTCCTCGAAATAGCACTCCGAAGCGCCGGATAGCTTGAGGCTGCGCATGGCCGCATCGTCCGCAACAGTCGAAACGCCGCCGCCAGCGAAATGGCAACGCTTGAATACGTTGCGGTCTCCCGTCACCTGAACAGCGATGTAGCCCGCCTGATCCGCCGTCACGCCATGAAACACATGAATGCCGTAGAACATGCAGGCATCGGCCGTGATGTTCACCAAAGGCGACAAGCTCACCGTGCTTGTCGCAATACGTGCGCGGCCACCGATCATCCCGCCAGCATGAATGCCGACCAAGTGAACCATATCCTTCGACCACGTAAGCGTGGCCGTCTGGTAATCGGTCGTGTCCGCAGCGCTGTTCGACTGCGCAATCATGAACACAACATCATTCTTGTTCGCGCGGGCCAAGTCATGCGCCTTGGACAGCGTAGCGAGCGGCCGGCGAATATCATCACCCTTATTTCCGTCGCTGCCGGAGTCGGGAGCAACAAACCAAGCCTTGGAATCCGGGCCGAACGGAATGCCAGCCGGGATGACAGGCACGCCCATGCTGGAAATGCCGCTCGGAAAAGCAGTGAGACCCATTGTAACCTCCTAGAACGTGCCGCAGCCGGAGCAGCCAGGGATGGGAAGCCCCACGACACGCCATGAATGAAAATGAAAAGAGAAAAGGCGGGACCGAAGCCCCGCCCCATAGCAATTACGCCCCAGCGGAGCCGTACAGAGCGCGCGGGTCAGTCCAACCAGCCGAATAACGCTCGTCAGCCTTTGCTTTCGCATTGGACGTGTCGAAATCGTTATCGGTCGTGAAGGACATGGCGCGCCGCTCAAGGTACTTCATGCCATTCGGGCAGTTGGTGCGCACAAACCACGCATCCGCGTCATCAAAATACTGATTGACCTTGATGCCCTTGGGGAACGTACCCTCAGCGCGCAACACGTTAATCGCATTGTTGGCGGTATCGTTCTGCAATACCGACTTCAAGATGCGATTGGCCTCAAACCAGCTATTGCGGTGAATATGCAACGACTGAGGCTGAAGCGCGATGCGCAGGCCGCGCGAGTTGGTAGCGCCCATGATCTGGATAACCAAATCTTCAATGGACGCTTCCGACAAGTCGGCTGGGGTGGCAAGCTCATTCGACCAGTTGCCAGCCAGAGACGGATGGTCGGTCGCCAACAGTTCCTTGCCATCGCCACCCGTATAGGTGGACGTGAAGGCGCGGTTGTACACGTTCGCCAGATTGATTTCCTTGGTCTGGCGGAACGAGAAGGCAAGAGCCTGCGAACGGCGCTTGGAAACAACCTCATAAAGATTGTCCTCAAGCTCCTCTTTGGTCACGATGTAGCCGAGCGAATACACAACATGCGTGTAACGCTTGGTGAAGCCCTGAGCTTCCGTGTCGTAGGTCGTGGCAGCACCTTCCGCCTTGACAGCAGCCAAGCCGAAGCCGGTGATTTCCACGTCCTCCTCATACATCTTGTCCGACGTTTCCATATCGAACAGATCGGTCCACTGCGTCGGATATTCGTTATACTTCCGACCGAACCATGCCTGGATTCCAGGCCATAGCGCCTTAGGATGGGCGCCGCTGGTGATAACAGCCATTGGTCATCCCTCCTTATACGCCAGTGAACCGACCAGCGTCGCCAACGTTAGCGAGCTGATGGTTGTTGATCATGACTTCCCAAATCGAATAGTCGCCGATTGCGTTACCCGGAATCGGAGCCAAACGAACAATGAGAAGCTGGTTAGACGGATCGGCATTATCGGGGCCGTCCGTGGTGTCGAGCGTCCAGCCGGAGCGGCCCGTGTAGGTCGAGCCCGTACCGACAAGCATGTTGGCATAAGAACCAACATCGGTAGCGGCCCAATCCGTGCTTGCCGCGTCGGTCTGACCTTGGAACACCAGGTTAGGATCGTCCGCAACAAAGATAACTCGATCCGTCGAATCTTCACGATAAACAGTCGAGTCACGGGTGACAGGAAGCACGCCGACACAAACGCCAAGAATCGGATCGGCATCGCCATCCGCCGCAACAGTCACGGTCGGAAGAGTGCCGGCCGCCCAATCGCGGTACGGTGACGTATTCGCCGAGCCGGCCATAACAACCGGATCGCCGATATAAATTGCCCCGGTCGCGCCGGTCGCAAAATATGCGTTGCAGGCCCCGTTGTAGGGAGCGCCAGACGCATAGCGAACCGGACGCAGCCCAAAGGGCGCGTTAACGTTAGCCATGAGTAACCTCCTCGCGGGGCCGGAGCCGCGCGACTAGATTGTTGAGATAAGGGTGAATGCGTTAGCGAGAGATTTTAATGCCTTCACTGGGCACGTAAATCCCGTCAACGCCGGGTGTAGCAATGCCTTGAACAGTACCGCGCCGCATGGATTGCTCTACCTCGTCAACCCTTGCAGCTTTCGCGGCCTGATCTTCCTGATACCATTCGATTGGTATCTCCATGAGATACGCAATCAAGCCATCGCCCTTGGTTGAACTGCCCACAATCCTGGACACGTTCTTGCCGTCAGGCCCAATGACATGCTCGTATCCGGCTTCTTTTGCCTCTCGGAGACGGTCTAGCGCGTCATTGAACCAATGCCGGTGATAACCGGGGCGCTGGTCATAGGCTAATTTCTGTCGTCTCCCGCCGAATGGCTTGCGCACACGCTTTGCCGGTGCATCAGTCTGTTCGCGGGAGGCAATCTCTGCATTGGAGGGGCGACCGGGGCCGCGCCGTTGGGTGTCCACGTCGCTCATCGGTCTTCACTCCAATCATAACTCGCTAAATATTCGGTCTTTGTATAACCGGGCATCATTTTCGCGAACTTTTGGTATGCGGCCTTGGCTTCAGGCGGCAAATCATCAAAAGTCTTGCCTTTCGTGCGCTTCCGATCACCGGACGGAGAGGCTACAGGCGCAGGCTTGCGCCGCCTCGGCTCATCATCGCCGTCGTCATCGTCCCCATCGTCGAATTTTTCAGGAAATCGCCGCTTAATATCGTCAGTCAGCTTCTCAAGGCTGGCCCGCTCGCTCATGCCACGCTGCAAATTCTGCCCATGGCGAACAATGGCAATTTCTTTCAGCTCAGCATCGGCCTCAAACCAAGGATTGTCCTTGATCCAACGCGATACATCCTCGCTTACGGTCGGTTCAGCCTGCTTTTTTTCTTCTTTCTTCTCAGGCTCGCGCGGCGCAGACTTTTCAAGGTCGCGCAGTTCCTGATCTAACGCCTTGAATGTGTCAGGATCGGCCGAGCGCACCGCTTCGTCGCGTCGCGTCTCCAATTCCTTCTTTGCACGCTCATAAGCACGCTGTTCTGCCGATTTGGAGAACTCACGGAACTCGGTCAGGACTTGCTTGACCTCGCCAAGCTCATCAGTAACCTTGGCGAACTTGTCGCCCAATTTTCGATAGTTCTCCTGCAAAACAGGGAGAACAGTCAGGCCCTTTTGGACAAATTTATCAGGGGGTACAAACTTGTCAGGATCACCGCGAAATTCGTCTTTGGGACGCCATCCCATAACCTTGGCTTGGGCAATAATATCCGGTGAATATTCTGCTTCGCCCTGAGATTCTTGATTCTGAATATCCTGTTCACTCATCATTATGCCTGTTTAACTAGACCAATTTGCTTGTCGTCACAGCAGCGATAGAAAAGGTCATCGTCGCCGCGCACCAATCCGCCAGAGTAGCGCTCGAAATACACGCGGTCGCCAATCTGTGGCTTCTCGCCTTCCCACTTGCGGGTGCGATCGCTGTTCCACAGGAACGCATCGGGGCCGATGGCGACCAGTACGCCTGTCTCAGCAGCGAATGTGTGCCGCTCGCGGGTTTCTTCCGGCAGTTCAATGCCGCCGGCCGTCTGTGTCGGCACTTGATCGGGGAGGACTAACACCCTGTCCCCGATGGCCGCCCATCCTGACTTGTTCTTGCCTTCAAATTTCACCGGCTCATATTGGCCGATCAGGGTCTTGATTAATCGTGGCTGCATTATCTTCCTCGTAAAATCTCTCTAGGTGCGCGAACTCAAGGCCAACAATCTCTAGGAGCGCCACGCAACGCCCCCTGGCCTCACTTTCAATATCTGAATCCATGCGCCCTGCTTCCCAGCGGTCCGTATGGTCGCGCCGGAGGGCCCGCCTGAAGTCTCTAAGATACTGGTGAACAGCCTTAGTGACCGGGTGGTGCTTCCATTCTCGGAAGTTTTGATCGGTAATGCCTAGAAGTTCTTGCTCGTCAGGCATTCGCAGGTGCGGCCTGTTGCTTGCTGGCAATCGAGGCTTCAAGCTGTAGCTTTAGAAGCGCCAACTGCTGCTGCGCCCATTGAATATTCTGGTCGCCATCCGCCGCGTCAGCCTCGGCAATGGCCTTGATAGCCAAGGCCATGTCCTTGACCGCAGCCGCCTCATCGCGGTGCGCCTTGATAGCCAATTCCTTTTCAGCCAAGACAAGCTCAGGCGGCGGGCCGGGAGGCTGCTGAGCGAATAGCTTCTCAACATCAGCCAAGTTGGCCGACTCGAAAATGCGCTTCCTGATTTCCATAGGATCGCACAGCGGATCATTCTGATACGCGGCCAGGAACTGTGCCCGTGCCAGCTTCTGCATGTCCGACACCATCGCCGGATCACTGATAGGCTGTACGCCTGACCCGCGCTCATAGTCCTCGCGCGTGATCTGCTTCCACTCATCTCCAACGCGGTACTCGGCCGTGTCCTGCAAATAGAGCCGATTCAAACGGTAAAGCTTGGAGTATTCCTGCTTAAGCGAGCGATGCACCCGCTTGTAAATAGCTACGAAGACTTTAAGACCCTGCTCGATCAATGCGAGCATGGTGGTCGGCTGCATCTGCGCGGACTGAATATCCCCAGCCAGGATATTGTTACTCGCGGAAATGTCCTTACCGGCCTCAACTAATGTGCCCAATAGTTCAAACAAAACAGGCGATGGCCCTGGAAATGTCAGCGGCACCACCGCGTCGCGAACAGCCGCGCCGGCACTGTTCACAACCTTGTATTCGCCAGGCCTGAACTTGACAGCACCGCTGTGCAAGCTCAGGCCCTTGCCGATAAAGCCGCCGCCTGCATTCTGCAAATGGCCGGCGTCTATCAGCATATTCAGTGAGGTATTAACTGCATCATTGATCGGCTTAAGCAACTGCCCAAGGCCAACACCATACACGCCCCCTTCCGGATTCGGCATGAAATCGTATTTGGTATAGTAATGCACAGGATCAATCTTGGTGACTTCCTGCTTTTTGTTGAGCTTCACGCCCTCCGGATCAAAGCGCGCTACAATGCGGCAGACCTTCGTTGTCTCCTTGTGGATCGTAACGACATACGGCTCAGGATATTCATCCCCGTCCAGGTCCCACCAGCGGTGCTGTTCCAGAAATTCATGCGGGGCGTCGTCATCGTCCATGGCTTCAGGCGGCTTGCCGAAGTCATGATCCAGAAACACACCTGACCGGATCATCTCCTCGATTTCGAGCGGATATAGCTTAAGCTCCTCAGTCACGCGCGGCGCGCGCTCCATTGACTTGGCCCAATAGTTGACGACGATATTCTTCGCCATCACCATGCAGGACACGTTCGTTCCTGTGCCGCTGTCGTGGTAGGACTTGCGGAACACACACCCGGCAATCGGAAGGACATGCAGGAGCTTGTCTGTGTCCTCCTCCCAGTCCTCCATTTCGTCCAGCAACTGATACGACATGTGATCGCCAATGCGGTCAGCGCGCTTCTGCTTAACGCCCGGCTCTACCGTCCATGCCGGAGACCCGTCTGGATTGGTGGCCGGGACGGGCTCGCCATTCGGCCCCTGCATGACCTCGATCTGGCCGGAGTCATCCCCGACCACGACGCCCTTGACCACATCGCGATCCGCAATAATCGCAGGATACGCCCGAGCCGCGAATTGAATGGCGGCCGTGGTCATAAGCGGATAAATGACATTCGAGGCTTTAGGCCACGGATAGTTTTTTTCCTTCGCCACCTGCATGGCAAGGTCCATAGCGTCAGCATTCTTGGCTAGCCATTCCTTGCGGGATTCTAGGTCAATCTCATACTCGCGCTTAACACGCTGGCCGATCTTGTTCAGCAGGTCGTCGTCCAGGTCCTCAGCGATGTTGATCGCCTGCGAAAAGCGCATCAGCTTTTGATGCACCTCCTCCGGCCGCACTTCCTGTTCAGTCTCGCCAGCATCGTCCTCTAACAAATAGCCGTCCTCGTACTCCGCATTCATCATGTCTGCGGAGTACGTGTCAATCATAGCCATCAAACCCTAGCCCACTGCCACGGCACACGCTTGCGGTGGTGGCGCATGGCCGCGCGCAAACGCATGCCATTCCTGCCGGGATGCGCTCGCAATACGAAAAGCCATGAAGTCATGTTTCCGAGCATTAATATCCTGTCACATTCGAGCGGTCGTCATAAGCCGCTGGGTCATATTCCATTTGCGGCGGGCTAACCGCAGCCAAGCTGTCCAGCATCATCGCAAGATACCGAAACGCATCCGCGCCATGCGAAGCCCAATCATGCACGGGACGCGGCTTTAACGTTTGCAGCTTTTCGTCGTATTCCGCGCGGTACATCTTCAGTGCATCAATGCCGAGCACACATTTGCGCCGATCAAACCAGCACTTCGGCAGCAATAGCCGAGCCGCATTGATCCCATCTTCGACGCGGTGCATGGTGGCAACCGTGATATTGCGGAGGCCGAGGCTTTCCAGCACCTCCAGACGCGACTTGCCGGTGCCAAGCTCCTTCGCCTGCGCATCATGCGGGACGATATGACCGCCATAGGCATAACCCCGCGCATTTATCTCCCGGACGTAGTGGCCGAGATCAACGCCGGACGCCTCGTAATAGTCGATGATATGAACCTCGCGACCAACCACTTGCGCAAACCAAATCGCAGTAGCGTCGCGAATACCAAGGTCCCATCCCGTCCACACCAACGCAGTCGGCTCATACGGAACGCCACAAATACGCTTATCAGCCTCAGCTTGCACCATCAGACGGCCGTAATAGGCCCCGGTAATCGCAGCCTCAAATGAGCATTCGTATTCCTGCGCATATTGCTCCGGCGTGAGCATCTTGCGCGCGCTGGCAAGCTCGCTCTCAGGCAGTATGCCGGTTTCGCTGGCCTTTAGGACCAACCGAAACCATTCCGGATCAGGCTGATCTAGTTCCGTCCGGTCAATCGAATAAAACCAGTTGCGTCCCTCCGGCGTGCCGATGAAAGTAGCCCAGCCGTTATAGTCACTTAAGGTAGGTCGGATAACCGTAGGCCAGGCCCTAGGGTCAATCTGCGCCGGCTCGTCAATCGTCACGCCGTCGAAATACACGCCGCGCATGCGGTCGTAGTTGTCAGCCCCGTACAGCCGTATTCTAGCCCCCGTTGGGTATTCCACCCACAGCTCGGATTCGCTAATCTGTAGCCCTGGGATGGGCGCTGAATAGTGCTTCAGGTAAGACCATGCCACGTCCTTGGCCTGTGCGTATGTCGGCGCAACATAGGCATACCGGGGCGGCGGGTGCTGCCGATCGTTGCTTAGTGCCTTCTTGATCTTGTCATTGATGCAGCCGACCGTCTTACCGAAGCGGCGGTGCGCCACAATCTTGGCAAAGCGTTCTGTGCGGTCGTGATATGACGTGAACTGCGGGCGCGGGACGTAGGGAATTACGATTCGCTGGACTTCGCCCACTCGAACACCATCTTGATCGGCCCTATTTCCTCATCGCCGCCGATACCTTGCGGCACCTTGCCATCAAGCCGATCGGCCACCTCTTTAATGGCCGGCACGTCGCCTTCAGCCGCTTTGTCTAGCAATGCCTGTGCGATCCGGCGCAGTCTTCGCTTATCGTCGCCTGCTTCCGATATTTCCATTCGCAGGGCATCCCGGAATGGCTTGTCGCGCTGTTGTCCTCGTGGATTAGCCATTTGTACATTCAAACATTTGAATATGTTATTTTACCCCTGCTTCCCTGCGCAGCCTGTCCGCTTCATGAATGCGAACGGCGGCTATGATGCGCCTAATAAATTCCAGATTCATGACCTCCGGCACTGAGCTCATATCGTATTCGTCCAGCATCATCTGTACTATCTCCTGCTCTAGAAGGTCCGGTTCGCGGGGCGGCATGGATTATCCTGCATTGTAACAATTCGTGATAAATGTTCTTGTAATGTTCTTTAAGTTCCTGCTTTACATTCTCCCGTATTGAGCGCATTATCCAACCATCGAAACGGGAGAACGACGATGACCACGCTGTACGCCGAAGGGCAAGGCGTGCCCCGTTCAACACAACGTAGAAAACTGAGGAACCGAATTAGTTCAGCCACCCTACCCCACGTTCCTGGCGAGAAACTATAACCAGAGGGGCTGAACGGGAACAGGATGGCTGATTGGTATACCCCGCTCTTAGGCTCGCGAACCTTCGCTGCCGGGGCTTAACGGACTCGTTCTCTACGGCATAAGAGAGTCAGCTGATTAGACCGACATGCAGCTGCCGTTTCTCGATAATCACACCGATCCGAGCCCGTAGTATAATTGTACCCGATATAATTGGGATGCGGCCACTTACAAAGAGCGCAGCATATAATTTCTACAACCGATACCCTAAGTTTGTACTTTATGTCAACCCCCCCTGGGAAAAGTCACAACTCTATATAATAGGCATTGAAATATAACAGCTTTTCCCATGTTTTATGTCACAACTTTTTTATAAAATCACATTTTTCCGGCCCCCATGGCCCGTGCGCGTTGCCCCCCTGTAGTTTATCTGAGATAGTCATAAACCATTGATAAACATAATATGGCCATTCAAACCAATTCTGAACGGTTTTATTTGTCGCCGCCCCCCATAGGTGGCCGATTAAATAAAATAACCATGAGAGGCTAACACGAAGTATACTCATTACCGCAGCGCCCGCGCTAGTGAATTAAGCCCTAACTTCAAAAACCCAAAATCGCTTTCCGTTTCCGGCATTCTATCGTCCACACAGGCCGCATAGGTCACGTCCATGAGCCTCATTCCATAGGGGCGGCCAAACTTACTTGGCGTGCGGCACGTCTCTGTCAGCGCATTCCAGCACAACCCGAATTGATCCCGGATGCGCGCGATCTTGTCGGCGTCCTCCTCGAATGGGTTCCCCGTTGTCGGGCTGACTCGTTCAAAGCTGGCCGCCCGCTGGCGCTTCAGCTCGTACCCCATGATGACGGCATGCCGGCGTACAATGTCGGCCCATTGGCCCCCCGCCTGCTTCTGGGCTTCCGTAATGCCGCTAGGATCGTCTAGGCACGCTTTATGGCGCAGCCGCAGGATGCCGAGCACATAACCGGCCTCATCCTCTCTAATCCAATCTATGGGCATTATTTTGGCGCGCTGCGCCCATACGACAGACCGGACAATCTCAGGAGGCTCGCCCCGCACAATGCCTCTCGCATCACGGATGGCATGGGATTTCCGTTTGCGCCCGGCTCGGTTCAATGTCACAGCCATCATGCCGCTTTCTCTTTTGACCAAAATTGGTGCGCCCCGCCTTGATGGCCGCGCGCAGCCGCAAAAGATGTTTCCTTGGTTTATTCATCAACCCCATGCCTTGAATGGCGCGCATGCTGGCCTCGACCATGGCTGGCGTGGGCTCTTTGGGGACAATGACCATGCTGTGATCGTCTAGAACCCTAATCAGACGCTCAGCACTGATTTCGGCCCCAGCCTGAATGAGCACCCAATCCAATGTAATTGTTGCCCGACCGATGCTTTTTTTGTTTAGCTGGTCCGTGTTGCGCGCACCTCTCCATATTTCGCAGACCAGATGACGGATACTGGCCGGATTATTTACGCCATTCGACAAACACGCATAAACAATAGGGTAGCCGTACTCGTGCACACACGCGCGCAGATCGGGAGGCATCGCATCCGTTTCTGTCAAGGCGCGCAACGTCTTTTGCGAGAGCACCATTTATGCAGCCTCTCCGTTCTCTGTGTCAGCCGGGAGGCGACGACTGCATGGAATTATTGATCCGCCGCCGTCCATAATGTCATCCCAAGTAGGAACCTTGAATTTATCTACCGCCGCCCGGCCGTTCTTCATACATTGGTCCGGCAACGGAAGTCGGTGGCCGAGCCCATAATCTTTCCCATATCGAGCCTCCATTTCCTCAGCCGTCATGCGCTGTTCGTTTGTAATGCGCGACCCCCGATCTCCCTCGATTAAGCGTCGCTGTCTTTCGATTTGGCTCCGACGCTCAGCCTCGCGACGGATCGGGGCCATCAATTCTTCACAGGCCTCCCGTATTTCAGCAATGTTCGGAGGCCATTTCATGCGGCCTGGCAGGCCTCTAACGGGATGCGTGACGGTTTCCATGATTTCATCCGGATAGGTCGCCAGCACAATCGCAGCAGCGTCAAGCATCGTTTCAGCCGACGCCGCTTCCTCTTTCCGGTAACAGCCGTACAACCGAGTCGCCAAGGCGTAAGCCGTCCTCACCTTCCGAGGATCGTCTGGCCGCTTCGTCCTCTCGGGCAATGAGTTCATCAAGCTCTGCAATGCGCCTTTGACCGGCTGCAAAGAGGCTGTTTTCGGCTGATCCTTGTCGTCCACTGGCAATTCCTTTCGATTGAATGGCGCGGGTAATCCACGGAATTGGATCGATTACCCGATGGTCCCGAGCGCGCTGGATCGCCCCGAGCACCGAAACCGGATCGTTTTTGGAATCTCGCAGCCAGCGGCCGATGTTCGGCCGGATCGTTTTCGTTGGAACCCCGAGTTGGGCAAGGATCGCGGTTCCCTCCCCCCAAAGTTCGTGCGTCGAATCCGTGTAGACCGGACGCGCGTCAGCGCTCGAAACGTTAGTTTCGGAAGGGGGTGTATTTAAGGGGGGTGTGGGGGGAACCTTTAGGGGGGGGGCTTCGTCGTCAACGACTCGTACGAGTCGTACGACATCGCACGACTTTTTCGCCTGTTCGCGCTTCTCTCGCATTCTTTCACGGTCATAAGCGCGTTTCCTATCAGCCGATGAATCAACGCAGACCATGGCGGATTCAATCCGCTCGACGGCTTCAATAAGCGCTTCCCCGGACAGCCCAGCTGCAATAAGTTCTCTGAGGATAGGAGCAATCAATTATTTACCCCCGTGCAATATCTCAGCGACAGCGCGCGAGCCCTCGCCAGTCCTGAACGGTATCGGCGGCGGGCAGTCGCACAGCCAATATGCAAATGCTGAATGGACAGAAGCCGGCTTGCCGATGATCCAGCCCAGACGCACCCATTCTTCAATGTGGACGAAGGGGGCGTAGGCGTAGGTCTGTTCGCTTATAAGCCTCATAGGAGCGCCTCTTGTCGGGCCGGCCCTGGCGACTCCACGAACAGGTCTGGCGCGTCTAGGGCCGCCTGTATGCGGCGGACAGCTATGTCAAAATAGCGTTCCTCAATTTCAATACCTATAAATCGACGCCCGAGCTTGACGGCGGCAACGCCTGTGGTGCCAGAGCCCATGAAGGGGTCGAGGATGGTTTGATTGGTCAGTGTTGCTATATTTACTGCCCACTCCATGAACGCGATAGGCTTAGGGCAAGGATGTTCGTTGTCATTTTCGCATGTAACATGCATTCCCGGATGGTACATCACGGTTGCGGTCGGACGCGCACCAAGACCAGCAGCGATATATGGAGATGAACCATAGAATGCGATCGGGTGGTAGCAACCAAATCCCCACGATGACCTGCCCCCCCCGTTAGGGCATGTAATACCGCCTATATCTTTAGGGGGCGGGTATTCATTAAGACGCCTAATACCCGTGAAGATAGCGGCTCGATCAGCAACCCCAAGTGCGGAAGAAATCGCAGGCAGTATCACAGTTCTAAAGTTTTCTTCAGTGTCTAAATAAGAACACCCTCCACTGTTGTTAGTGTGCTTAGTCTTTTTGCCAGTAAACCCTACGCCGTACGGCGGGTCAGTTACCACAGCATCGACCCTCGGCAGCGTCGGCAATATTTCCCGACAATCGCCTAAATGCAGTTCAACGCCTTTCGCTAATTTCTCGACTCGGCTCATGCCGCCTCCCACGAAATGCGCCGCAGCTCAGTTGGCTGGCCGTATGCCTGATTTCGATCCCATACAAACCAAGCGAACGGGGTCGGATTGCTGACTTTGTTTCCCGTCCACCCATCGCGGTGCATCATCGGGAGGCGATTGCGAAACACGTAGACGCGGGCCAAATCGCCACGATCCAAGATGATTCGGCGGCGCTCGCTTTCGAGGAACGCCAGCCGCAACAACATCACCACTTTGGGGACTAGATTAAGCGCGTGCTCCACAAACTCTTGGGCATTCTTGAATGGCGGATTTGTTACGATGCACTCGCACCCATCCGGGGCAGATCGTTCAAACAAAAAATCCCTACGCGCTTCGGAGTCCTCACAACCATAATCAACTAGATCGGTCGCTATCACCTGATGTCCAGCGGCGCGCAATACGCGCACAATGGAGCCGGGGCCGCAGGCGGGCTCCCACACCACATGCGGGAGACTTTCATGAGCCAGCAACGCCCGCACGGCCTCCGGAGGCGACTCATAAAGGTCATTCTTCCGCTCAGATAAGGCGGCTTTCGTGTTTCCCGTAAGGGCCGTCATACGTCCCCCGAGAAAATCATCAGTAATGCCGCGCCGCACGTAAAAGCGGCTAATGCAGTCATGACGATTAGCCATGTAATGATCATATATCACCCATGTGTGGTTCGATCTGAACACGAACGCCGTCGGTTGACTTATCCCATAGTACATGCAGGCATCTTACAAACCTGTTATCGTCGTTATCTATAACTCGGTGCTCAACTAATAGATCGAGAACGGGCTTAATGCGATTATCAAGATCGCTGGTACGCTTTGGCTCTTGTACCGCCATCGTGATACTGACCCGACCTGAAACCCGCTCAGGACGTTGGTTGATCAACGCAATCCCCGCCTCTTTACGCCAATCCGCATAGCGTTTGGTGATGCTCCGCCCGCCAATCCTGTTGAAAAACAGACCGTTAACTGATGGCGGCATCGGGAGGTTAATAACAGTCACCCGTACCCGCCCTTATACCGCATTAATTTCATCCGACACGAAACCCCCATCCCGCGCGGGAGAGGTTTATTATTGACCTTACAATAAGACTGTACCGACCATAACACGGTTGTCCTATCCCGGCGTATCATTCTGGCGATCTGCTCCCCTGATTTGTCGGTTTCTCGCATTGCACGGTAACAATATTCTTTTCGAGCCGCCACGGGGCGTTTGAATCGATCGGGGCCGCACATTTCCCCAACTGTTATTCCATGTTTTTTTGCAACATCGTGCAAAATTTTACGCAAAAGAGGAGGCGCATCCACGCGCAACCAATCACGGGCGACCGGGGCCGCTGGGACGGTCGGATATTCAATGGCTGGTAGGATTTCAATAGCCTCCGGTGCTACTTCTACGACGCGCGCGGGCAGGGCTGGGACGGCCCGCAATCGGCGACGAACCTCCCGGTAATTAGTAGTCAGTTCCTCGGAAAATCTCATGTCGATGACCGCCGGGATACAAAATAATGCCCTGCACAATAGGCGTTATGCGGCATTGCGGTATCGCCACACCATACAGTCGGTTTTTCTTGTAAAGCGCCCAGCGGCCAATAACACATGCCGGCGTTTAATTCGATGTAAGGGACGCCCTGTCCGGCGTTTATGGGTGTTACGGGTACACAAACGAGCGGTGGGCGGGGGTTTCGCCACACCAATCTTGGCCGGGATGTAGGGGGATGCGAGAAACGTTTACGAAGAGCGCTTCGGCGCTTCGATTCTCGATCCCGTTCAATCCGCTGTCCGGGTGTTAGCTTAATACGTCGGGGCCTCAATACGTCACCCTGGCGACGCACCCGTTCGCGACGCCAGATCGAAATGACGGCGTTGCGGCTTATTCCATATTCGGCGGATAACTGTCTGGCGCTTTTTTCGCCGCGCGCGGCGTAGATAGCATCGAGCATCGCGTCAGGGTGTTTGCTGTGCGCCTGTACCACCCTATCACTCATATCTATAATTAACCTGCCACCCCGTTTGACGCGCTCACGGTGCCATATCCCGGCTATCGTATTGCGGGTCATACCGTATTCTTGGGCCAGGTCAGCCGCGCTACGCTTCCCTCTCGCGGCGTAGATTTCATCTATAACATCTTGCAATACCGCCATATATGCCCCCTTTCAACCCATTTTGGGCATGTTAGTACCCAATATGGGATGGTTTATTTAGCTCCCCAAAAAGTAGGGGCTCCTACAGAGAATGCAGGAGCCCCTACAGTTACCCGCCGACGTGGGGGGAGGAGTCGGATGCCGGCGGGGTGGGTGTATAATTACGGTCAAACAGGTCGGGGCGTAGCTGTTCGCGTGGCACCCCGAATAACTGTTCAATCTCGATCAGACGTTTGATCGGAATATGTTTCCATGACGATACGGCAGCCCGTGAGATTTTAAGTAGATCGGCTAAGCGTGCAGATCGGCCGCGAATCGGGCCGCCGATTGCTTCTAAAAGACGTTGTTTTCCAGTCATAAGGGCACGGTTACCATAAATGCGTCGTTTTACATAATCACGAATTATTACAATCTGTAATATTATGTGATTTGTAAATCTCGACTTTAATGCGTAGGGTGCGGTTATCAAGTTACCGCGCCGAGGAGGGGAACGTAGATGCCAATCGAATTCAACAAGCCGCAGCCTGACAATCCGAGGATGGAAACATGAGCAAATATCCGGTCATCCGAAAGCTAGAAGATGGCGGCGTCTGCGTGGACTACGGGCGCGTTTGGTACCGCTGTCACCCGGATGGTCGCATCGTCAAGAAATGGGCTGACCACGGACGGTCCCACCAACGTGAGGCGTCCACCGAAGAATACCTGAGAATTGAGCCGCTGGCCTTCGGAGATAAGTCATGAGCCGCGAAGCCTTCCGCAAGCTCAACACACAGCTTGCCTGCAACATGGTCGATATCGTCGGCAACGCTCACATGCTGGCGTTTGGTGTGCTGTCCGATGTGGAGCGTGAGTTGGCCTTGCGGGAACTACATCGTGGCTGGGCGGCAGTTACGAACGCACTACTGGACGCTGAATACAAGGAAGCGGTTCGACTTGAAATGGCCGACCACCAAGGCGAACGGGTGGCATGATGAGCAGGCATGATACGCGCCTATGGATCACCGTCGAAGATAACGACGTTGAGTTGTCCGTCGAATACGATTTCGTACGTGGCAAACCCGGATGTTTTTACCTGCGAAACGGTGATCCAGGATACCCGCCAGAGCCGGACGAATACGACATTCGAGATATTAAGATTATCACGGAGAAGACTGAGGAACCCGCGCCCGCTTGGTTGCACAGTCTGCTTGTAAACGACGACCATTTTATGGACCGCCTGGCGGAGAAGCACCATGCGGCTTGATCCGAACCATATCCGCGCGCATATTGAATCGCTGCGGCACTCATACCCCGATTTATTCGCCGACTGCGAGGATTGGGAACTTGTTCTCGACAGCGAGACCGGCCTTGACGATCTGTTAAATCAACTGATCGCCCAAGAGCGCGATGCCGCCGCGATGGCTGGCGCGATTGCCACACAGATCGCCGACCTTAAGGCCCGTCAATGCCGCTATGAACAGCGCAGTAAGGTAGCCCGCGACCTGATGCTAAGGGTCATGCAGACCGCTAACGTGCGCAAGCGCGAGCTTCCTGCGGCCACCCTGTCCATCCGTAGCGGCAGCACGCGACTCGCCATTAATGACGAGGCGTCGGTACCGGACAATATGTGTCGCTTCAAGCGTGAGCCTGACAAGGAAAAGATTAAGGAAGCATTGTTATCTGGGCAAACATTCAATTGGGCCGCTCTGATTTGTGGTGACGATGGCCTGACTGTGAGGGTTAAGTAATGCTCATGGACGCACTAGAGGGCCTGTCACTGGCCTGTTTCTGCATCGCAGTTTGCGTGTGGGCCTATTATTTCGGAGGTATCACGCCATGAGCACATCACACATGCTCTCAGTAGCACAAGAGCTAGAACACACAGCCTTGCGCCAGTTGTTCGGAACCATACACAAGCTCCGCCTTGAATACGTCCACCCGGATTGCTGGGCGGCGCATGAACTGCGGATGACCGAGGAAATCTGCCGCAGGGTAGCGGACGAAATCCGCGATCTGCTGGTTGAGAAAACCAAAGAACATGCGGAGGCGGCGTGATGGCACGCAAAATTGATCCGACAGTCGAGACGATTCTCAAGGGCTACGGCCTCACCAAGGACGCGCTATGGGACTGCCATGGCGTCTGGTGCATGTACCATCGTTATATCGAGAAGGTCGCGGCCGATGCTGGCATTACATTCGATCCTCCCATCGTTCTTGAGGCCAACGGAACAGCCAAGAGCGTCGCGCTTTGCGTCACGGGCCGCCAGGGTGACGATAGAGTGGAGTGGTCAATCGGGGAAGCGGCACCACATAACAATAAAAATGCGTATCCCTACGCCATGGCCGAAAAGAGGGCTAAGGACCGCGTGGTTCTGAAAATCATTGGCCTGCATGGCCTCGTATTTTCAGAGGATGAGATCGACGAAAAGCCGCCCGCACAGCCCGCCAAACAAGCGCCTGATGCTGGCCTGTCAACCGCCGCCGCCGACATGCTGGCAGACCTCGAAACTTATTCGGACATTGAGGAACTGAAGGCCTGGCGCGTCCGCATGGACAGCGCGATTGTAGAACTGCTTCCCAACGAGTTTGATGCCGTCAAGAAAGCTTACCAATTTACATTTAAGGTGCTGAAGGCCGGAGAGGAAAAAGCAGCATGACCGAAGTTAAGGGTTGCCTGTTCCCGAATCAAAAAGGCCCCGTCTACAAGGGCTTTATTGAGATTGACGGGAAGCGAACAAATATCGTCGCGTGGAACCGAAACAGCAATAAGGACGGCAAGCCGTTCCTTGGGCTGTCATTCGATGCGCCGCGCGATGACGCCGCCCGCCAGCCACAGCAAGAGCGTGTTCCTGGCAGCGTGAATACCAAGATCGACATGGACGACGAGATTCCGTTTTAGACCATGGCCCGCTTCCTTGCCAGCAAGCATTTCAGTTCTCTCCGGCCAACAGATCAGGCCGGGGAGGATGCCATACGCAAGCTAGGCCAAGGTGAAGTCGTGATGATCGAAATGAAACGCTCGCGCAACATAAAGCATCACCGGATGTTTTGGGCGCTCATGTCACTTGTTTGGGAAAACCAGGATACCGTTCGCTATCCTACAGTCGATGATTTGGTGGCCGCCATCAAGATCGCGGCAGGGCATCGCACGCGCATTGAACTACCGAATGGAGAGATCGGATTTATCCCAGGATCGATTGCCTTCCATAAGATGGATCAGGCCGCGTTCAGTGATTTCTATGATCGTGTTTGCGATTTGATCGCCAAGCATTTCCTGCCGGGTGTTTCATCGGCAGACCTAAAGCGTGAAGTCGAGATAATGATCGGGCTGGCCGCATGAGAACCGTCCCCGAATGGATAGGCGCACATCCCGACGCTGCCATTCCGCCGCGCGTGCGAGTGCGTGTGTTCGAACGATACCACGGCGGATGCCAGCATTGCATGCGCAAGCTGTATCCCGGAGACAAGTGGGACTGCGACCATGCGATTGCCCTGTCTAACGGTGGCGAACATCGCGAGTCAAACCTGTGGCCGATCTGCAAGGGCTGCCACAAGACGAAAACAGCGCAGGACGTTGCGATCAAGAGCAAGACCTACCGCATGAAGGCGAAGCACTACGGGTTGAAAAAGCCCAGCCGCTTTCCTGGCAGCAAGGACTCGCCATGGCGCAAGAAGCTCAATGGGGAGGTGGTGCCGCGATGACCGAAAAACAATTGCAGGCGTTAATCGAATGGATTGACATTAGAATAGATGAAAAAATAGGGATGGCATTCAACAGTTGCGACGGCTGGCCTTCCGCCTATGAGACGGAATTGCGGCGCAAACTACATGAAATCTTTCTTATGGATGGTAATCAAGAATTGTTACAGGCTGAAACAATAAGTGATTTGTAAATTATGAGTTTAATGGACATGGTGCGGCTCTTAATGTGAGAAAAGCCATGACTGACCCGACCATCAGCCCGCACGATCCTTCGAACGAAGACATTGCGGCACAGCTATTCGTCATGTCGAATCCGAATCACGCCGTTGACATTGGAGAATATTGGGAAATCTGTGAG